ATGAAGGCTGAAATCAGCCGTAGAAGTCTGATGAAAACCTCCGCACTTGGCAGTCTCGCGCTGGCAAGCAGTGCTTTCACTCTGCCATTTTCCCAAATGGTCCGAGCGGCAGAGACACCGGTAGAAGAGAAAGCGGTCTGGAGTTCCTGCACCGTTAACTGCGGGAGCCGCTGTCTGTTACGTTTGCATGTGAAAGATGACACCATGTACTGGGTGGAGTCTGATACGACAGGTGACGACGTTTACGGTAATCATCAGGTTCGGGCATGTTTACGCGGGCGCTCTATCCGCCGACGGATGAATCATCCTGACAGGTTGAAATATCCCATGAAGCGCGTCGGCAAGCGCGGTGAAGGTAAATTTGAACGGATAAGTTGGGACGAAGCCCTGGATACCATCAGTGATAATCTTCGGCGGATCCTAAAAGATTACGGCAATGAGGCTGTACATGTTCTCTATGGAACAGGCGTAGATGGCGGAAACATCACCAACTCAAACGTCCCGTACCGTCTGATGAACTCTTGCGGTGGTTTTCTCAGTCGCTATGGCAGCTACAGTACCGCACAGATCAGTGCCGCAATGAGTTATATGTTCGGTGCCAATGATGGCAACAGCCCGGATGATATCGCCAATACGAAGCTGGTCGTTATGTTCGGAAATAATCCGGCAGAAACGCGGATGAGCGGCGGTGGTGTCACTTACTACGTCGAGCAAGCCCGCGAACGTTCAAACGCACGCATGATCGTCATCGACCCACGTTATAACGACACAGCTGCCGGGCGTGAAGATGAATGGCTGCCCATTCGCCCTGGCACCGATGGCGCACTGGCCTGTGCGATTGCCTGGGTACTGATTACTGAAAACATGGTCGATCAGCCATTTCTCGACAAATATTGTGTTGGTTACGATGAAAAAACGCTGCCCGCCAACGCACCACGTAACGCGCATTATAAAGCCTATATTCTGGGCGAAGGGCCTGACGGCATAGCTAAAACGCCGGAATGGGCAGCAAAAATCACCAGCATCCCGGCAGAAAAAATTATCCAGTTGGCACGAGAGATCGGTTCAGCAAAACCTGCTTATATTTGTCAGGGTTGGGGGCCACAACGACATTCCAACGGCGAGCAAACGTCCCGCGCTATTGCCATGCTTTCCGTTCTCACCGGTAACGTCGGCATAAACGGCGGCAACTCAGGTGTACGCGAAGGTAGCTGGGATCTGGGGGTAGAATGGTTCCCGATGCTCGAGAATCCTGTTAAAACGCAGATTTCCGTCTTTACATGGACAGATGCCATCGACCATGGTACGGAAATGACCGCGACCCGTGATGGTGTTCGTGGAAAAGAAAAACTGGATGTCCCCATCAAGTTTTTATGGTGCTACGCCAGTAACACATTGATCAATCAACATGGCGACATCAATCACACCCATGAGGTGCTTCAGGATGACAGCAAGTGCGAGATGATTGTTGGCATTGACCACTTCATGACGGCCTCGGCTAAGTATTGCGATATCCTGTTGCCCGACCTGATGCCAACAGAGCAAGAAGACCTTATCTCTCATGAATCTGCAGGGAATATGGGCTATGTGATCCTCGCCCAACCCGCAACCTCAGCAAAATTTGAACGCAAACCCATCTACTGGATGCTGAGTGAAGTCGCCAAACGCTTAGGACCGGACGTTTATCAAACCTTTACTGAAGGTCGCAGTCAGCATGAATGGATCAAATATCTCCATGCGAAAACGAAGGAACGTAACCCTGAGATGCCCGACTACGAGGAGATGAAAACGACCGGGATCTTTAAGAAAAAATGCCCGGAAGAACACTACGTCGCTTTCCGCGCATTCCGTGAAGATCCACAGGCAAACCCGTTGAAAACACCTTCGGGGAAAATCGAAATTTATTCTGAACGACTGGCGACGATTGCGGATACCTGGGAATTGAAAAAAGATGAAATTATTCATCCCCTTCCTGCGTATACCCCAGGTTTTGATGGCTGGGACGATCCCCTGCGGAAAACCTATCCACTGCAGCTAACGGGCTTCCACTACAAAGCGCGTACCCACTCCAGCTACGGCAATATTGATGTGTTACAGCAGGCCTGCCCACAAGAGGTGTGGATCAACCCCATTGATGCTCAGGCACGCGGTATCCGTCATGGCGATACCGTGCGGGTATTTAACACTAATGGAGAAATGCTGATTGCCGCAAAAGTGACTCCGCGTATTCTGCCTGGCGTTACCGCCATCGGGCAAGGTGCGTGGCTTAAAGCGGATATGTTTGGTGACCGGGTCGATCACGGCGGCAGTATCAATATTCTGACCTCTCACCGCCCTTCACCGCTGGCAAAGGGAAACCCGTCGCACAGCAATCTTGTCCAGATCGAAAAGGTTTAAGGAGTAGCCCATGACCACACAATATGGATTTTTTATCGATTCCAGCCGCTGTACTGGCTGTAAAACCTGCGAACTGGCGTGCAAAGATTTTAAAGTTGGTTACGTATCGTTTAAAATCAATTAGATAGCCCGTCATTTCTGCGCTCACACGTCCCAACATTGAAAAACATGCAAAGCTTTGTAAGCCGATGCAAAGCTTTGTGTGTCTCACTTTTGTCCCAATACCAATCCGAATCCACCCTTTGTCATCATTGAGAAATGGCAAGGAAGAAAAGGATGTTACTGCACGATTTGACAAATCCGCCAGAGCTATCGCATACTGATCGCACTGAACAAATAAGCGGTCTCCGCACCCGATAGCTTTGCGGCTTTTTTATGCCTGCAATTTGGCATAGTTACATCCGTACAAAGGTCGGGTGGAGAGGCGTAATACAACACCCGCAAGGGGAATATGCCCAGAGCTTCTTATTTGGCTCAGTTGACACCCGACCGCCAGCTACTAACTGGCGGTTATAAACTAAACAAATAAGGAGGTCATCATGACCAGTCAACTCATCCCCGTATTCAACGGTTCTATCTCAAACCAAGCAGCCCTTCTATGCAATGCTCGCAATCTACACGCTTTCCTTGGGGTTGGTAAACGCTTTGCATCGTGGATAACAGAACGTATTGCTGAATATGGTTTCGTTGAAAATCAGGACTATATGATTGCTTCCCAAATTCGGGAAGCAAAAGGTAGAGGCGGTCACAACCGCAAGGAATACCACCTCACCCTCGACACAGCCAAAGAGCTTGCGATGGTTGAACGTAACGAAAAAGGCCGCCAGATACGCCGCTACTTCATCGAGTGCGAAAAGAAACTTCGCAACATTCAGCCAGTACAAACTGAGCAGCAATTCACAGCAGAAGACATCATCCTGCTCTGCTACGTTCAACTCTGGATGGAAAAAGCACAACAACTCAGTAAGCAGCTATACCCCGTCATGAGAGAACTGAATTCTGATTACTACGGGAAACTGTTTGATCTGGCCTACGAGACTCGTCATATAACCAACCGGACTCGCGACACATTGCTCCGCGAAGCAGCAAAACTTGATCCCGCCAACTATATGGTGCATAGGGCCAGAAGTATGCTGGCGCAACTAAGAGCAAGACAATTTGAATTCTGAAACCAAAGGAGCTTCGGCTCCTTTTTTCATGGTGTGCCGGGCATGCTCAGCAGCTCGGGGGTGAAAGTCCCCTGTCCAGCCTGATGGTGGCGAAGGACTAGTGAAGCGCAAGGGTGTCGTCGTGAGGCGGGATCTGAAGGAAGCGTGGAGCAAAACCATGACCTGACGAACAGAAATCCGATATGAGGCCTACCCGGCTGGCGGAGCAAGCCATTGATTGCAAAGGCCATAACCATCAAGAGCCGGGGTGGTAGATTGGGCAGGTGTGTGGTGAAAGCGGCTGAGCTTACCCCGGGAGGCCTGTCCGGCGTTCTGTATTCAGAACTGAGCGTACCGTAAGGTGCGCTGACCGGCGGACAGGAGTCAGCAGAGGGCATAGCAGGACAGGCGCGTCTGAAGGCCCGAACGGTAATGAGTGACGAGTATCAGCGGAGGTTCTGAACGGTCATGCAGCAGAAAACGCATCGCGACCCTGATGCAGGAAGACGGGGTGAAGCCCCGGACGCCGGTTCTCAGGGGGCTGAAACCGTGCAGGCACCGACGACCAGAGAAAGTCCATCGTCAACAGCGTGGCTGATGGAAGCCATCTGCGAACCAGTCAACCTCAGGCATGCCCTGAAAAGAGTGAAGGCCAATAAAGGTGCGGCGGGAGCCGACGGCATGAGCGTAAGCGAACTGCCGGAGCACCTGAAACGCCACTGGCCGGAACTGAAAGCGCAACTGCTGTCCGGCAGCTACCGCCCATCCCCTGTAAGAAGAGTGACTATCCCGAAGCCCGGCGGCGGCGAACGCCTGTTGGGCATCCCGACGGTGGTGGACCGCTTTATCCAGCAGGCGATGATGCAGGTGTTGCAGGCACAGTGGGATGCGACGTTCAGCGACAGCAGCTACGGGTTCCGGCCCGGACGCTCGGCGCATCAGGCAGTGAAGCAGGCTCAGAGATACATCGAGTCGGGCTACAGCTGGGTGGTTGACCTCGATCTGGAAAAGTTCTTCGATCGGGTGAATCACGATGTACTGATGAGCCGGATAGCGAAACGAGTATCGGATAAACGGGTGCTGTCGCTTATCCGCAGGTACCTGAATGCAGGTGTGATGGAAGCGGGTCTGGTAATGCCGGTGACAGAAGGGACGCCGCAGGGCGGCCCACTGTCGCCACTGTTATCGAATCTGCTGCTGGATGACTTCGATAAGGAACTTGAGAAACGCGGCCTGAAGTTCGCCCGCTACGCAGACGACTGCAATGTGTATGTGAAGAGTGAACGGGCAGGCAATCGTGTGATGGCGGGGCTGACGCACTGGCTGAACCGGAAACTGAAGCTGAAGGTCAACGCGAAGAAGAGCGCGGTAGCGCATCCGGAGACGCGTAAGTTCCTGGGTTACAGCTTCAGGAGGGGCAGAAAGGTGTGGTGTGTGGTGTCGCCGGAATCGGTGAAGCGGTTCAAAACCCGGATAAGAGAACTGACGGGGCGTAACACGGGCAGAAGCCTGGAGCAGCTTATCGAACCGTTAAAGCGATATCTGACGGGATGGAAAAGCTACTATAGACTGAACCAGTGGCAAACGCTGATGAGAGATCTGAACAGGTGGATAAGGCGAAGGTTGCGAAGTGTCCTGTGGAAACAGTGGAAAACGGGCAGCAAGCGCTTCAGGGAGTTGCCATAAGCAATGGCGGATAAGCTGTAGTCCGGCACTGAGCATAGCACTTCCCAATCGCCTGTTCGTCAGACTGGGCCTACCGGAGTTATAGGCAGGCGACGATAAACATAACCGAACCGCCGTATACGGACCCGTATGTACGGTGGTGTGGGAGGAGGCTGATCGTGAGATCAGCCCCTATCCCGATCCCGAATGTCAGCGCAATCTCTCCTTTCAAAAATACAAATCCGATAGCAATGCCCCATCAGCTACTCATTGTTGCGAGTGTGGAGCTCCAATAGATGAACGGCGACGCCAGGCTGTTCGTAGATGCCGAACTTGTACCAGCTGCCAACAGGATATTGAGCTGAAGCTCTGCTGAACTATGGAGACTTTTTCCTGCATGCTGCGCCGTCCTGCGCTTCTCTGGACTAAAAACATCAATCACCCGGCCCCGACGACTAGTCTAAAAACTAGATTAAGACCATCACTAACTTATGTGATACCAGTTGTCTGAATATTCATGTGGCCAGTGTATCGATCTACTCGTAGGTCTAGAAAAACAGGAAAAAATCTCGTAGACTATGTTATTAGTCCATCCAATGTAAAACTTGCTGTTTCGATAGGTTCAGTTGTGGATGCTAAAAACCTATGAGATACATTTTTAACTTGAGTATTCATTAACTCAAATAACTTTAAGAGCGCATATGGAAAATGTTTTTTATTTTAACCAGAAAGACTTCACAGGTAGAATACTAGATAGGAATTTACATGCCAAACTCTGCTTAACAATGTGTATTGATTTTATATATAATAGAAGAAAAAATCTTGCCTGCGATTTCTTGTTTTTCTCTAAAGCTTATCAATTTTCCTCACGTCAGAGAGCTTTCTCTTACGGAACTCAATGTGGAAAAATAAAAGATGCAGTCCTAACTCCAAATGGAAAAATAAATTCGGTTCTTAAGGCATTCATCCCCGCTCCCTTAACCAGGTCAAAAACGATCTCGTATTTATTAAGAAAAGGTGATTATATTATAACAGTATTAAATATCGATGATACCGGACACACCATAGCTCTCCATAATCAAGATGAGCCTGAGATATTTGATCCTAATAAGGGATTATTTACACTAGAATATTTATGGGAGTTAACAGATTTTATAACCCAACAATATGATAATAAGGGAATATATATTTATAAATGCTTATAAAAGACTCTCTTTATGCATGGCTAATAATCCGTTATGATAACTATAAGTTAATAGTTCCGGTTATTACAGGTCAATAAGCATACATTTATCAACCAACCCCGTACTTCTGTACGGGGGATGTTCTGTTACTCCACTCCCACTTTTTTGTTGTACTCGCGGTTAAACCGATCCACGGCAATTTTCATATCCCGCTCTACCGATTTCACCATCGCCGACTGTTGCGCCAGACTGAGAGTACTGTCGGCGTAAATGGCATCACGCTGTTTACGCAAATCCTTCAGTCTCTTCCGGGTATCCTGCATAAGCCCGTTCATCGACAATTTTCCGTTGTTCTCGTCAATGAACGCCGTTCTTTCTGCACCGGTCAGACTCTTCAGCTCTGCGTGATACTGCGCGACCTCCGTCATCCGGTCGTACATCTTCTGCTGGTCAGCATACGGCATCACCTCACCTGAAATTTTCCCCAGGAAGGGCACCTGCTGTTCCGGTATATCAATACCATTCAGCGATTTCACCGCCGCATCCGTGGTTTTGGAAATGAAGCGCCCTGTCCCTCCGGAGATATAGTCAATCCAGAATTTCAGCGATTCCGGTGTGATATCCACCGCGCCGGGACGATACTGGCTGCCACCTGAGAACGCATTCAGCCAGGATGCAAACGCCTTGTACGCTTCTGGCGTTGAACGTCTTCCCAGCTGGCTGTCAGGTTTTGGTGTACCAAACGGTATGTTCTCCTGGTAAATCTGCGCCCCCATGAAGTTTTCATTCATGGCAAGGTTCGCAAACGGACGCAGAATGGTCGGCGCTGCATTTTTCAGCAATGCCCCGGACAGTGTTTCCGACGTTTCACTGCCCACAGGACTGAATGCCCCAAGCACACCACCAACAACATTACCGGCAGCACGTGAAGCGGTCAGGTCGCCCGCTGCCACCCCTTCGGCTGTGTGACCAAGCAGGAAGAAAACGTTGTACCCGTAAGGCAGAGGAATACTCCAGTACTCTCCGGCCTTGCCCCCGAACACCGATTTCATAATGACGAGGTTACGCTCTTTCACATGAGACGGCACCTTGTCATACCAGTTAACCCCGTCATCATCCTCCCCCGCAACACTGCGGTTAAGCGAGCCAAGCAGATAACCCGCTCCCACAGCTGCAAGCGCGATTTTCTGCGTTACATTGAGATTCTTCCAGCGAAGGCGCTCCAGTAACGGCCCGTCGCCATTAAGATGTCCGAGCGTTCTCACCAAGTTTGCGGTCCCCTGAATGCTGGCGTTGGCAAACATATACAGCGAGTTCATCAGCGCTCCCTGCTCACCACGACGGTTAAAGTTCACCGTCATGTTTTTGGCAAGAGACGCCGCCTGCTGGCGTGACAAACCGGCATCACGAGCGTGCTTATAGGCAGAAAGACGCAGTGCGTTTTCAACCGCACCGTTGGCATCCTCTACAAGGTTCAGGAACGAATTCCATGCACCGATACTCTGGCCTTTCCATCCTCCCTTCGCCAGCGATACAAGGCGATCCATTTCCTTCTGCTGGCCTTCAAGGTCACCCATGTTAAACCAGCCGGTTTTCCCTCCGTCCTCAACAAACTCTTTCCACACCTTCTGCCACTGCGCACCGTTGCCCGTGAGGGTTTTACCACGCAGACTGGCGTATACGGCAGACATGGCAGAACGGCTGTCTTTCACCACAGCCAGTGCGGATAAGTTATCCAGCCCTTTCAGTTTGCCGTCACTCCTTCCCTGCTCAGCCTTCAGGTTCATCACCGCCGTCTGCACGTCACGGATGAAGTTACTGACCAGAAATTCCGGGTTATACGACGTGTTCACCGTTGCCAGGAAGCGGTTAACTTTCCCCAGCGTACGGATTACGGCGTTACTGGTTTCCGGCCCCATGTTCTTCATCGCACGCATCAGGCGCGGATCATGAAGTTTAATGTAGTAAGTTTTGCCGTCCTTTTTGGTGGTGAAGTAGCGATCCGCCATCATTGCCATCGGCACAGGACGTTCGACAACTTCGCGACGGGTTTCGCCGGTTTCCGGATCAACACGCTCTGCAATAGCACGCATGGTGTCCGGTCGCTCATTGGTGAATACCTGCCAGTAATCCTTGTCGGGATTATCCTGTACCAGTTTCAGGAAGGCGTTACCCACTTCATTTTTGCGATTGCGGATCAGCGATTCGCTCAAATCCTGTATCGCCTGAGTGGAAGGAGACTGTGCGCGGGATGCACGCCCCATGGCCTGCTTACTTTCACGCCCGCCGATGGTGAATCCCTTGCCTGTACGTGGCAGTGACACCACACCGTCAACATCCTGCCCTTTCAGGGGAACGTAGTAACGGTAGGCTTTCTGCCAGGCATCCACCACGCCGCTCTCTTCCAGTCCTGCCTCACGGATAATCTCACGGCGACGGGCCAGCATATCGTCAATAATCCCTGCCAGACGGTCATACTGTGCCTGTTTGCCGCTGTTACGCACACGCTGCATGATTTCCGCCGCTTCCGCGTTGGTCATCCCCGAACCGCCGTCCGGCATTTTAGGGTTGATTTTCGCAATATGTGCGTTACGTTCCCGCGCGTGACGGGCGTAGAGGTACTCATCCAGATCGGCCTGAGAGATTTTGTAGTTCGCCAGCAATTTGGCCAGCGGCTGAACGTAGCGCTCCTTCATTACGTTCAGGTCGTTTTCCGCCTTCCCGTGGAAGAGTTCTTCAGCCATATAGGCGTTATTGCTGTCATCTATTTTTCCGCCAGTTTTACGGATATTCTCCTGCACCGCCTTCAGCACCTGGAATTTATCCTGCATCTGGCGAACAAAACGGGATGCAATTGTCTCTTCCGGCGTCAGACTGCTGGTACGGGAGTAATACGGCCCCTTGCGAATATCTTCAGGATAGAGTATTTTATCAACAGAGCCGCGATAAGAACGCTCCTCTTTGGGCAATTGGAGCCCACTGTACTGAGGGTTATCGCGGCTTAATTTTTCCTTCCGGTAAAGCGTTAATCCAGCCATTTCCATGCCTTTCAGCTTTTTCCCGTTTTCCGTACCATATACAGAAGCCACCTTGTTAATTTCCATGCGTTTATCTGTTGCCTTCATGTGCACAGCCGACACCACCGGATCACCATTTTTATCCACAGCATCAAGCAGCATCACAACCGCATTTCTTTCTGTCGCGGAACGGTAAATTGCATCCGGATCATGCATCAGTTCCGGGAGTCTCTCGATAACATCCATTGGCACCACATGTTTCACTCCATTGGTTGCCTTCCGCACAGTGTCGCGGGAGATAACCAGCGGCAAATCTGGAGCGCCAAGGTGGCGCAATACCGGCGGCGTACGCCCGATGTTTGCAGTCATTGCACCAGAACGTAACGACTTCATCATTCTGGCAAGGTCATCACGATAACGCTCACCCTCACCTTCCGGCACTTTGAACGGATCAGGTTTACCACTAAGGGAGTACTGAGACGATGCGTCCGCGCCATCCTCACGCGGCGTGTAACCTTCCCGCACACGCTGGCCTAACGTGCGAATAGTTTCGCGAACAAGTCTGATATCGTTCAGTTCCGTCGGCTTCAGTAACCCCGTACGACGCAGTACCCCTTTGACCAGGGCAACAACACGCTCCCATGCCGCCACGAATTTATTCGGCTGCTTCTCTGCCATATGCGCCAGAAATTCACCCGCCTGCACTTCCGGTGATTCCTTACCATAGGACGCATCAACCTTACGCCAGGCTTCACGGATGATGGCGTTATCACTGTCACGGGTTTTCAGCACGGTTTTGATAATCGTCTGATATTCCGCTGGCGTGACAACATGCTCCATGGCATGGTGAATTATCTCGTGACGTATCTTCTCGCGTACGGTCCGCCCGTCAGGGATGTTATCCGCCACCAGGACAATTTCACGTTTATCCGGACGATAGAACGCGTGCACCCTGCCGTAACCGTCGAACGATTCACCCGCCAGCGCTTCAGCCTCTTTCTGTGACTTCACCACACGGACCTTCAGGTCACTGTCCTTAATGCCGCTCATCACGCCACGGGCAACCGCTTCAACCTGCGGGACCGGGCTGCCTTTGGCTTCCGCACTGCGGTTAACATCCAAAATGAGATTGCCTTCAGGTGTGCGGGTCACGCCCTTGCGGGAATAAAACGCAACTCCCTTGTCCGTCTCACGGGTTTTCAGCGTACTGAACAGGTGATCGAATGCATCACGAATACCGCCATCCAGTTCCGCATTCGTCGGATAAGCGTAGGTGTTATCTGTGTTGTGCTCAGGTGCCTTACGGATATTGACCAGATAATCATTCTCCACGCCAGCCGTACGCGCTTTATCCTGAACATAACGCTCAAAGGCACGCGCCGCCATTTCAACATCCGTTGACCAGTACGGTTTTGAGCGCACCTCATCGAGAAGCGCTGAACGACGCGGCATGTCACTGCTGTTGATCGCTTTCATCACGCCTTTAAACGCGTCGTAAACCTCCTGACGTACCGGATATTCCGCATCAACATACCTGCCGTCTTTAAATACGCGCCCGGCACGCTGTGCTTCCGTCATATAGTCGCCACCTGACGTGATCTTCCCGTCAGTGGAAACATCATAACGACCAAAATAATTATCCAGTGAATGGAACCATTCGTGGGCCAGCGCCCCCGGTCCGTTACCTTTTGTCAGGTTAATTGCCACCTCACCCGGCTCATAGTGTGCCGCCGCCTTACCCTTACCACGGGCACCAAAAGCAAGCCCAAGACGACCGTTCAGGGAAAGCGCTTTTGTCGGCACGTTCAGCACGTCAGCCAGGTCATGCAGCGAGTCATAAGCCCGGTTCAAATCAGCCTGACGACGCGGACCTTCCACATAATTACCAAACTGCACACCACGGAAACCAAACGCATCACTGAACTGCTCCGGCGAAACATCCCCTTTGCGGCGTTCTGGTCCGGTACGATCACGGTTGGTGGCGTTACGCTGCTCCTCACGTGAAACCTCCCTCATCTCCTTCACATGACGAACAAGCTCATCACGATGTGAATCAATGTACTTACGCGCATCACTGGCTGACTTAAAACCACCTCTAACCCGCATTTTGTTTTTGCCGTAAGCGATAAAAATATCGCCACTGCGGGTACTCCGGTAAACGTCAAAACGGATTTTGTCGTCCGGTGACGGTGTCGTTTTTTCATCACCTTTCGCCTGTGACTTTTCCTCCTGCTCTGCAAACCAGGCTTTCGCCTTTGTCAGTAATTCATCCCTGCTTTCCGAGAAAAAGAGGTTACTCCCCTTATTGTCCTTATTGCGCAGTGAATAAAGTTTCTGTGGCGGATCGTAACGCTTCCCTCCGGCCGCTTGATACACACCGGATACCACCCGATAAGCAGAAGCCTTGTCCATTTGTGAAGGTGGCAGCGTGCGTAACAGTTGCCAGGTATCCGCGTAACGGGAGGGCATTCTGCCTTCCATCCATTCTGCGAGGCGTTTCGCGCTGACCGTTCCGTTCAGCATTTCCGATACACTGTGTCGTACTTTTTTTACGCTCTCCCCCCAGCCTGCCATATTGTGTTTCGTCTTCGCCGGAATATCGCTACGATACAGCGCTATCATTGCCAGAGTGTCAGCATCGGCACCTTCGTTCGCCAGTTTTGCGTAGTCCGGTTTCGGGAACAGTTTGCTCAGCGGTTGCGTGACATAATCCCTGTCTTCCAGCGTTTTACCCAGTGTTTCAGCAAGCTGTGCATAACGGTGTTTTGCCGCGCCCTTAATTTCTTCACCAAAGTCTTCAATTTTTTTGCCCCTGACTTCACCTCCGCGCACGGTAGCTTCCCTGTCAGTAGCGACTGTTGTTTCAGATTCAGGTGCGATTGTCTCAGGCTGCGGGATGTCACGATTTCCTCCGGCCTGTCGACGTACTTCTGCCTGCTGTGCGAGCTCAGGCAATGAGTTACGAACAGTTCGGGGAAGCTGATCAGGCTGAGGCATACGGACATTGTGTGTAATGTCCGGAGCCGGTAGACCTTCACGTACCAGCGCTGTGGCGTTCTGCTCATCCGGTGACGGCAGACCACGACGAACTGTTTCGCCCTCCAGTATTTCCCCCTGGCGACCAGCGGCGTTTTCCGGTGCCGGAGCACGTCCTTTCTGGAAACTCTGGCCCTTAACCTCACCGGTTGTGGTAAAACGACCACCACGTCCGGCCTGATTCTCATCCGGCGTACGCGCCACCTCTCCCGGTAACGGATATCCCTGTCCGGGATGAATATCGCCGGGGGCGGGCAGACGCGGACGCTCAGTTAACTCCTGTGCTGTCGGACCGGCATCACCTTCAGCCATCTGTGAACGTACAAGCTCCTCCGCCGTCGGCGCGTTGCCACGGGCAAGGCGGGCCTGTACCTCCGTATCATCCCCCGTGAAACCACGGAATCGCTGGTCACGCATGAACGCGGGCTGCTCCATCGGGTCAGCATCAGCAATACGCTCTCCGTCAGCCAGGGTGTTAATGGTTTCCGTTGCCACATCTTCAGAGAACGCAGGATTATCCATTTCAACGGCATACTGATTCTCGCCTTTCTTCACTACGGACGGTTTCAGGCCGGTGGCGGCGGCATTACGGAAAACATCACTCCCCATGGCGCTTTTCTCATCCGTGAAATAACGGTTGTCCGGGCGCACCTTTTCAATGCGTTCCGCTGGTCTGGACGCACCATTCCCGTTAATTTCAATGCGGACTTCATTCGGGTCCCGGAACCGCACCGTCGGGTAAATGCTCCCGTTACCATCCTCCGCATTTTCAGGCTGTGACTGTGCTTCCGGCGTCACTTCCTGTTGTGGGCGAATGACTTCTCGTATTGCCTGAAACTGTTGTTCTTCAGTCTCGGTGCGCCCCTCTTTCTGGCTGAGTCTGCGGTATTCCTCAAGCAGTTCAGAACGCGGCTTCGCCTTCAGCTCATTCATCACAGCCTGTCGCTTCGCCTGTTCGTCCAGTTCATTCAACAGCTGGCTGGCGGCTTCCCGGCGATGAGTTGCGGATGCGTCACCCTCTGTCGCCATATCCGCATCAGCATACTGCTCCAGAAGCTGCTCGCGATTCATCCCCTGCATGGATTCACGATGCTGCGCCACCGGATCAACAGATTCTGGTTGCGGGGCTGCGTCGTCCTGCTGTACGACTTCAGCCTCACGCATGGCGGCTTCATCTGCCGCCTGACGTCTGCCACGATATCCGGCAACCGCACCGAATGGTGCCCCCATCGCAGCACCAAGGGCTGCACCTTCGATCGTTGCGTTAGCCACGCCCTCCCACGGTGACACATCCATTCCGGCGGTATCACGCAGTGCCATGTTTTCCTGATAGCGTGAATAGCCGCCCTGCGCCGCATTAATCGCCCCCTGTTCCGTGGCATTTCTGACAATGCCGCTTTTAACGGTCTTCGCTGTGCCTCGTGTCACCAGATTAAACAGTTGTGCGTCACCCAGTTTTGCCGCCATGGCATTCACAGCCAGCAATTCAGGATCGGTTGCCAGCTGCGCGCGCACCTCATCGGCAACACGCTCTTTTGCCAGATCCATTTTCTGGCGATCAGTCAGCTGTGCGTGCTGCGGGTCGGCGTCAATGGACAAAAACGTCTGCTGAAATTTCGGTGACTGCGCCAGCTCAGAGTAATCCGCATTAAGAACTGCATCTGCTGCCGCCATTGCACTCTGCCCCTGTGCACTGGCTGTGGAATGGGTGATCAGGCCCGCCTGGAATAAATCCGGCATTTTTTTATCGACAGCTTCTGCTGCCAGTGCCGTGGCTCTTTCCGGCTGCATCCCTGCCGCGATGTATTTTTTCTCCAGCCCGGCGGTCAGCATTTTTCGCAGTGTGACATCACCCACCTTTTTAGCCACACCGCCAGCAAACACATCTGCCGCAACGGCACCGACAAAATTCATCCCCTTAGTCAGCCAGACTGCGGGATCATCATAGCCTTCACTCATTGGCGTATTCAGCGCACGCACAGCACCCGGCGACATATTATCGGTCAGCCATTCATCCGAGGCTTTAGCACCATCACTGACTGACTTGCCTGTGACCTTCAGACCTTTACCGACAGCATCAGTCACCGCGTTTTTGCCATCAGGCAGGGTATCGATGACCTCATCAGCCCCCCTGCTGCCACCGGCAAAAATATCCTGCACAGTTGCGACACCCGGCAGCCCCATACGGCTGAACTCATTTAAAATACGCGCCCCTGTTTTTACCGGGCTCTGAATCATCGCATCACCGAGTCCACGGGCCATTTCCCCTGTTCCCCGGACGGACTGGGCGAAACCTTTACCCATTGTTGGCAATACATCGCCCAGGCTGAACGACGTACTGTTATCCTTCCAGCGATTCGGATCAGAGAAAAATGCTTCATAGCTGTCAGTTTCGCCGGGTTGCTGAATGTTCAGGCTGTTACGATTCTGGTTACCGAGTTGCGCCTCAGGACGCTGTTCCTCTGAATAGGCCATACAGACTCCATAAAAAAACCCGGCACAATGGCCGGGCATCAGGAAATGGTGTTAATGGAATATCATGAATTACTGGGCGTAATTCTGTTTCAGTCCACGGATAAACTGAGATGCAGATGAAGCACTTTCATCTCTGGCCTGTTCCCCCCTGGCCTTTTGAATACGGAGAAAATTCGCATACCCGTTCTCCAGCAATTTCTGATTCTGAGGCTCCAGCATTTCAGGCTGACGGGCCGCTACATTTCTGGCAAATGACAGCTTATCAGGATCATCTCCCGCCCAGTTGATAACCTGTTGCTGAAGTTTTTGTTGCTGAATTTTCTGTTGATGCGGTTGTGAACCAGTCGCAGCATAATATTCATCCACCGCAGCCTGTGCATTACCGCCATTCTTGATCGCGTCCGCCGCTACGTTGCTGGCCCCCTTCTGAAGCTCTTTCAGAGAAAGTCCCTGCTGCTTCGGCATAAAATAACCATAATTTTTCGATATCTCTGCAAATTTGCTGCGATCCCTGACCTGAGCGATAGCCTTATCAACGGGTATCGCCAGCACGGTTTGATCATCAGGGTGCGCACTGCCGTATTCTGTTACAGGTTTATGCGCGGTGGAGCCATCGCTGTATGTGAGATCAAGGCCAATAAGTACGTACCCTTCCTGCTGCGCCGGTACGATACTGCCAATCCTGGCCTCTTTTATCGTTTTTTCCCCGGTTGAATCAGGCATGCCAATACGCTGTTGTAGTTCCGGGGCAAACACGCCGGAAAGCACATCGAGATTTTCCGGGGTATTCAGCGAATCGATCGCCATGTCCTGCTTATCACCAAAGATTTTTTGCAGGTTGATCACGGCCTGACCCGCTTTCGCTGCATAGCCTTCGTTTGACATAAGAATTAATGGATGTCCCTTTGGCAGCTGCCCGAACAGACGCGTTGCAGCCTCCTGATCGCCAGCCTCAATTGCTTTTCCAAGCGCTTCCATTAGTGGCTGGCTATGGGCAATCATATCGTTATACTCAAGCCGTCGCTGGTTGTATTTTTCCAGTTGCAGTCTCTGCTGAGATAGCCCAAGTGACGCATTTCGATAATTCTGCGCTGCTTTGTGTTCCCTCTCTTTCAGCGCATATTCACGGTCAGCATTCCTGACATTAAGATCATATGTACGCTGATCATTCTCTTTCCGGTGCTCAAACTGAGACTGCGCAAATTCAAAATCGCGCTCGTTATTTTTCTGTTGCTGAGCAAGCTGTGCTTCTCGCAAACCAAGCTCCTTACGACGGGTCATTGCCTGGTCAACAGTGCTGAATCCGGCAAGTAACCCCTGTGCAAATCCGCTCATTCACCACTCCTTAAAACAAAGAACCAGCAATGCCGCCAATTACTGCACCAGCAACAGCGCCAACAGGACCACCAACGGATGCGCCAATAGCCGCCCCCGTACCAATGCCCGTACCGATATTCTGTTTTTTCTGAGCTTTCTGTTGCGCCGCCATCATCTTGTTTGACGCCTCAATTTCTTCACGTCGTCGGTCTGCGTCACTTATTCCCTGTAATGCCTCACGCCGTGACTGATTTGCAATATCCAGTAAACCGTATCCCATATTGCCCCCTTACGCTGCCACCAGTTGTCCGCCAACACTCAGTTTCTGTCTTGCCGGTGCAGAAGCCCCCGTCAGAATATTCATCTGGCGATCCTGTTCGGCTTCACGGATACCATTTTTCGCGCCAGCAATTGCCAGGGCATTACGTAACCCCAGCGTATTACTGTCGGGATTATCCGGGCGGCTTACCCCGTATCTCGCCATCTGGTTATCCTGCGCCATCTGCGCTGTACGGAGACTGGAAGTGGCAAGGCCGCCAACCCGGGCAAGCTGTGCATTCATCAGACTGTTGTTCTCGCCAAGGTCAGCCAGCCTTGCCACGCGGGGCAAATATCTGGTTCGCCAGTCGTCGTATTGCTGGCGGGTCAGCGCTGCGGATGTCTGCCAGTCCCCCTGAGGGCGGGCTGCTCCGGTATAACCGTATCTCGCAAGTGTTTCGTATTTACCGTACTCCATAATCACAATCTCCAGTTCTGAGCCTGATGCTGAATGGCATTAGCGCCAGTGCCAGGTGTTTTAGCACCGCCACTTCCTCCGCTACCGCCAGCCTTATGCATCGCATATGCACCTACCGCACCCAAACCAGCGCCAACAAGAGAGGCTCGCCCCTGCTGTTTCGTAAACGCAGCCTGTGCGTCCGATTTAGCTTTTGCCAGACTGCTGTCTGCCAGCGAGTTAAAACTCTGTAACGCATCCGCCTTCTGACCAGAACCGAGAGCTGCAACATCCTGTAGCCCGGCAACATACTTATCTGCCTGCGATACCTGCCCCCGTGTGGTTGTGTCAATCTGCCCGGTTACCTGATCACTCTGGTTCGCATTCATTACCGCGTTAAAACGACCACTGGACGGGTCAACACCGGACTGAGCAAGATTACCCGCCAGCTCCTTCCGTGCTTCGCCAAACTGTTTCTGATACCCCAGATTTGTGGTGCCAGCAATATTGTCGTACTGCTGCTCACTGTTCAGATCATCGACCTTTTCCATGAAGTTATCTTCAGCCGGGCGGAGGATTTTTTGATAATCCTGCCACCCTTTCCAGGCCACTTCTTCCTGTGCTATTTGCGCTGCTGTTGGTTTTACTTTGGTATCACCACCGCCTTTACTTCCACCCATAATGGCCCCCTGGATAACAAAAAAACCCTGCCGGAGCAGGGTCAGAATGTGAATTACAATGTTGGTTTAAACACAATGATGAAAACTGTAGCAGTCAGACCGCTATCCTGAACACCATGAAGCCATCCTCATCATCTGGCATTCGCTCAAAGCCCAGACGTTTTCCCAGCCGGATAAATCCCCGCCTTGCCGTATGAAATTCAGCCCAACGTCCGCCAGCCAGACGGGTTAATGTCTTCACCTCCGGCAGATAACGCTCAACTATGAGACGACAATAACTCAGTCCGCCTGGCGCCGATTATTCTGGCCGGTTTTGTAACCTGAGTGTCATTTACATGATCCAACAGGAAATGGCGTGACGCTCAATACTTCTCAGGTCAGTTACTATATGACTCAGCGTAAGAAAGGTATAACTCAGCATATCTCGGCCATGAAGGCTGGTATCTCAGTCCGTTCTGGTCGTCGGATCGAAAAAGGAGAGTGGGCAAAAAACAGTGTTCGGCACTGGCGCACACGCAAAGATCCTCTGGAAGCTGTGTGGGACAGCATGCTTGTTCCTCTGTTGAAAGAGAGGCCGGCTCTGACACCAACAACTCTACTGGAGATGCTACAGGATAAATATCCCGGCCAGTACCCCAACAGCCTTCGAAGAACAATGCAACGGCGGGTTCGCGAATGGAAACTACAGTATGGTACAGAGCAGGAGGTCATGTTCCGCCAGCAACATCAGCCCGGCCTGCGAGGCCTGTCGGACTTTACTGAACTGAAAGGTGTAGTTGTCACCATCGCCGGTAAGTTGTTGGCGCATAAGTTGTATCACTTCCGTCTGGAATGGAGCCACTGGAGCTGGATGCGGGTTGTTCTGGGTGGTGAGAGCTTCTCTGCTCTGGCTGAAGGCCTGCAGGAAGCCCTCGGACAACTGGGCGGAGTGCCGGTAGAACATAAAACGGACAGCCTGAGGGCAGCATGGAAACAACAGGGCGAAGATGGACGCCGCGAGCTGACTGAGCGTTATGCTACTCTCTGTCAGCACTACGGAATGCAGGGCGTACACAATAATGCCGGTCGGGGCCACGAAAATGGCTCGGTTGAAAGTGCCCACGGACATCTGAAAAGGCGTATCTGTCAGGCGCTGATACTGCGGGGCAGTAACGACTTCAGCACCATAGAAGAATATCAGGCCTTCATCACTCAGCAGGTTATGCGGCACAACCGTAACAATCAGGATCTGGTCAAGGAAGAACGTCTTCATCTGAAACCGCTGCCGCTTCGTCGCAGTGCTGACTATGATGAGCTGACTGTGAGGGTTAGTCGCAGCAGTACCATCAATGTGAAGCACGTCGTCTACAGCGTACCTTCCCGGCTTGTAGGTCAACTGTTACGGGTCAGGTTATGGGACGATCGTCTGAGCTGTTACGTTGGCAGCAGCGAGGTCATGAGCTGCCCTCGCGTCAGACCAGAAAAAGGGAAGACGCGGGCCCGTCGTATCGACTTCCGACATGTGATCGACAGTCTGGCAAAAAAGCCCGGTGCGTTCTGCCATGCAACGCTGAGAAATGACATCCTGCCGGACGATGAATGGCGGAGGCTGTGGCGTCGCTTATGTAATCATCTGGAGCCCGATATGGCAGGAAGGCTGATGGTACATGCCCTGAAACTGGCTGCAGGATACGACGATATCTCAGTCGTGGCAAAAGGTATGGAGCAGATGCTGAATACCCCGGGAAACGTGGATCTGCACCGGCTGATGCGCTTCCTGGGTATAAAAGAAAAGGCGTTGCCGGTAGTCAATGTGATACAGCATAACCTGAGCAGTTATGAGCAACTACTGCGTGGCAAGGGAGGTTCGCAGTGAGCAATATCCATCACCTTGAACATAGCCTGCGTAAACTACGCCTGACACGAGTTGGAGCTGAATGGCACGCTCTGGAAAAACGAGCGCTGGCAGAAGGCTGGACACCATCGCGCTATCTTCTGACGCTATGCAATGAAGAACTCCTGTGGCGCGAGAGTGAAAAACTGCGTCGTTATAAAAAGGAGGCCCGGTTGCCAGTTGCCAAAACGCTGAGCGAATACGACTTCAGTCAGGTGCCGGAACTGAATGGAGCTCAGTTCCGGCAACTCTGTGAAACGACAGACTGGGTTGATGCAGGAGAAAACGTTCTGCTGTTCGGAGCCAGCGGGTTGGGGAAAAGCCATCTGGCGGCAGCGATCGTGGATGGCGTAGTAGGTCAGGGCTACCGGGCCCGGTTCTACAGCGCAGGAGAGCTGTTGCAGGAACTACGTAAAGCCAGAGCTCAGTTGAAACTGAATGAGCTGCTACTGAAACTGGATCGCTACCGGGTGATAGTGGTGGATGATCTTGGCTATGTCAAACGCGATAGTGCCGAAACGGGTGTGCTGTTCGAGTTAATAGCGCATCGCTATGAACGTGGGAGCCTGGTGATAACCAGTAACCATCCGTTCAGCATGTGGGGCAGCATCTTCGTGGATGAGACTATGGCGGTGGCTGCGGCAGACAGGCTGATCCATCACGGATATATGTTCGAACTGAAAGGGGAAAGCTACAGGAAAAAGACAGCGAAGGCAGTAACAAGCGCGACTTGATGTCGCCCTGAAGGGTGCGGCCAGTATAGTTGGCGCGAGTCGGCAAAACTAGTTGACGTCTAATACGCTCAACGCTGTTACTCCCCGTACACACGCCCAGCAACACCAGAACATAAGGGATACCATCAGCACTGAGCACAGAACGCAGCACCAGAAAGCCATCAGGTGCCTCAAAACAAAACGCCTGCTTTTTAAGGCAGGCGTCTTTAACTTCATTCATAAATTCAGGGTTGCGGGAATTTCTCACAACACGCTGCATATACCGGAGAATTTTATCGTTCATTCTCTCACCTGAAACGGGTGCCATATCGGCTGAACCTCAGCAACCAGTTGACGGGGACTTTCGTCCCCGCCGCGGTTTTCCTACTGCTTACACTGTAAGAACGCCGCAAACTCCGCTCCCCACAAATTCAGCCGGAACTCACACAACGAGCCGTGTAACATCCAGATGGTGAAGATAACCGTCATACAAATTGTGACGGTGATAAGCGATTTTTGCGACATAGCGCTTGACTCCTTTTACAGAGAGGCGCTAACCTTCTACTTGCTTAAGGTACGAAGTGTTAGGGCCTCGGGTTAACGTTAAGTTGACTCGGGGCCTTTCCACATCAGGCCTTCAGGTTCACCCTCCAGCCATCAGCCGAAAGGCACCCACGCATAATTTACGATTTTTGCCCTGTACGGGCAATAAAAAACCCGCCATCACAGCGGGTAGTAAATGGTTACCGGATACAGGTCAGAATTTCAGGCCAATGCCAGCAGTAACGCCACTCGTGCGCCAGTCGCCAGATCCGGAACCTTCGTAAGCCACATCCAGTGTAACACTCTCATTCAGGTTAAACTGTGCACCTGCAGCCCACGCAAGGGAGGTTTTTTTCGTGCTGTTGCTTTCAGAAAATCCGCCACTACTGTTAATATTGTCCTTAATTTTCAGGTCAGCGGTAACTTTAGCCACGCCTATCCCTGCCATCGCATATAAACTCATGTACTGATTAACCCGCCATGAAGGCCCCGCTAACAGACTCCAGTAATTCGCCCTGATATCCGTTCTGGCAGAAGCTGCCGGATTCTTAATCTTCCTGGTATGATCGGCTGACTGCACATCAATAAATGTCTGTGAGTTAGTGAGAGAACGCGTCCATGTAAAAGAGGTGATAACGCCAAAATCATCCGTTATCTCGTAGCGATACCTGATATTAATGCCCTGTGGATTTTTATCCTTGCCTTCATATCCACTGACCCGACCATCTGTATATTCGCCCAATGAAGAAAAGTAGTTTCTGTTGATGAAATGACTGAAAGTCTCCCTGTTATGAGCAGTCGCATCCTTTACAAAATCCTTCAGTCCCGGAAACTGAAAGTGCGCATACCCCAGAGAAATTGTATGGTCTCCTTCTGCTGCATGTGCTGGCATGGCTACCATGCTCGTCCCAATAACCACACACGAAATAATATTATAAATATGCTTCATTTTTAGATTATTCCTGTTATAAAAAGGTACGGTAATTTGCAATCTTTTTTACTTAACACAAATATAAAGCAAATATATTGTATTGATATGATAAAAAGTTTTTATTGATGTAGATTTTCTTATTAATCATATATTGATGTATTAATAACCAAGACCTTATCTATATACGGCTTTCGAATATCCCATGTTGCACCACCGGAATAATGCTCACAGGAATATATTTTATTTCCTGTAGCACCAGTGGATGTGGTATAAATCGGTCGATCATAAGGAGTTCTTTTCCAGTTATAATACCCGACCAGTGCAGGCATGATTGCGCATGGATATCCAAGGTCCTTTTCAAATTTGATATCAACAGGTATTAACTTCGCGTCAAGCAGCATCATTTCGCCATGATAAATCATCTCACCGTCCGGGTTATACATGGCGATACCATACTCAGAAGGTGGAGTAACCATATTCGCGAAAGCATAAACCGTCGTAACACCAGGGTTCATTCCCCTGACAATTACATGAAGCCTTAGTGCATGATATCCATCAATCTGTTCATGCGTGTACATGACATCGGCCTTCTTCTCTGTTCTGATAAAGAAAAAACAACTTTTGCCTGACGGGATTGATGTTTTAAAAAAAGCCTTTTCCGTCGCCGGTATGGTGCCTTTGTTGATCAGACACTGCGGTGTAAAACCAGGACTTATCCATACGCTGCCATCCGGCTTCATAATGCTCAAACCATACATGACACTTATCCCCAGAATGTATAAATATAAGATCCCATACCCTGCTCAAGATTCGACCACGTCACCGTATTGCCATTAATGGTTATCTTCGGTACTTTCCGATCCGCAAATACATTATTCCAGGGAAATAAACAACATACAGCCTGCAATGATTTCCCGTCGGGTTTATTCGTGTACGTCTTTGAGCCAGACTCCGCTGTAAATCTGTCCAGGAAAAATACCGGAGTCAGCACGCCCGTAACATTAACGTTATTTCTGTTATAAATGGCAAAACCGTATTCCAATACTCACCTCCTGATCAGCGTAATCTGCCTATGCGAACAGCCAGTCGTCCATTCTGGTCATAAACCTCAATTTTATCATTGCGGATCACCAGTCCTACATTCTGATTAGAGTAACGAATTGTCAGTTGCCCTTGTGACGTAACACTGAAAAGGCCTCCAATATTCAGGTTACCCTGAGAATCAACCTGAAAGTTTCCGTTCTGAATAACGGCGCTCCGGATAACTGGCGAAGTGATACTTACCCCGGCTTTTACCTCATCCGCCACAACCTTCCGCGACACCAGTGTTTCAATCACCGCGTCATAAATCATCGCTTTCGGGATCACTACCTTGCCACCTGATACCGCAAACGGATAGGCTGTGTTATCCGGGTTGTTCGGGTCAAAGACAAACAACTGCGACGCAGAAATTGCAACCTGACTTACAGGCCTGCCTTCACTGTCTTTTCCGGCGACAATCCCGATCCCCGCAGTGATGCCATCAACTCCCGCTTTTTTTGACCACATCGCAAGGAAGGCCTCACCGCCTTCTTTATCCAGTTTAGTGATGCGCTTGTCGACCTCATTAAGCGATTCACTGGTTGACGAATCCAGTGTGGTTATGCGGGTTTCAATACCACCAATCGTTCTTGTCGTTTCTTCCCTGAGAGTCCCTACAACTTCGGTTGTCTTAATTGCAGCATCCTTTACAGCCTGCCCCTGCGCGTTTTTTATTTCTTTACGCAGCTCGGACACAACCGGCGACTTTGCAGCCTCATCGCGGATCTGGTCAATGATGGCCTTCACACCGATCTGTGTTTGTGCCTGTGTGCCTTTTTCACCATTCCATGGACCTTTCACTCCTGCCGCGTTAACAAAACGTATCCAGTAAAATCCCGACCAGCCAGGGTCAACCGGATCGCCATAAACCTGCCCGGGAGTTGTGGCAACCAGTACCGCATCCGCAAGGTCATCTTCCGTACCCCGCCAGATTTCAGTCAGTGAGTGTCCCCGGTAATTTGGCATATCCCATTCAAGAAGAACCGAGCCAAATCCTCCTGTCGCCTTAAAATTCAGCGGTTTTGTGGGAAAATCAACAGTCATTAAAGTACTGTCAATCTCAATACCCGGATTCAGTGCATATGAGGCACCACCCGATGTTCGACGCCGGGCGAGTTTAAGACCAACCAGTTCCTCACGGGTCACAAATGCGTGACGTCCGTCACCACGCTGCCCGGTGCCAATTTCCATATTCTCCACAACAGTGGATAAATCCTTCCCCGCACGCCACGGTTTTCTGGTCATACCGGCATCTCCGACATTGATGTACTCAGGGTTATTCGTTCCACCTGCCCGAATCCGGATACCATCACCTGCCAGTTTTGCCCGGTTGCTGCCGGAAGTCTCACCACACTTCCCTTAAACGTACCCGGCGCAAAATGAATCACAGGAACATCATCAGCCATAACGGTGATCCCCACCCGCTCAGGTGCCGGAGATTTCACACTGATACAGGAAAAAGAGGTTCTTTCAGGTAATGAAAAAATTTTTGAATGCCACCTTATCGTGGAGGGCAGAGCCCCCCCGGCAAGCACTGACATTTTGTCTCCTGTCACCACGCGCATCATATCTTTCGCGAGATCAACCCATGCGCAGTCAAACGGTGTACTGAGATAACGGATATCCATGTTCACCGGACTGAATACAAACACATCCTGCTTACCATCCGGTTTCGTGTAACAGGCAATGTATTCACCACGCCAGGGATAAGCCACAATGGAGGCCGGATTAAACTGACTCTGCCACTGTTCCGGTGAAACAATCTGTTCCGTCGCCAGCGCGGCATTACCGTTTGCATCAACAGACACCAGGCCATTTGTTCCTGCATACAGCACAAAACCCTCCATCGCAACCATACTCCGCCTGCTCAGACACGCCTGCATTGAAGGGATTTTGGAACCAGAAATTGTGGACGGTGATACCCCACTGAACAAATAAGGCTCCCCCTTTGTCGCCACCACCAGTGACGTTCCCAGCGGACAGATAGCTACAATATCTTCTGCCGTCGTGTGACGATTCACTTCCGGCCATGCATACGGCAGATACGCTTCCGAAAACATCACTTCATTACCGGCAAACCCGGCGGCAATACCGTTAGCCATCAGGCAAAGGCCTGTCATATTCTCTGGCGGCGGCAGGTAATCCCATGTCGCCAGGGAAGGCCCAAGGTTTTTCGCCGGTATTTTGTCCGTGTAACTGAGCACGGATGCATCCAGTTCAGCCACAAGTAAAAAATCCGCCTCCCCTCCACCTGATGCAGAGCGATAAATCCGGCGACGTTTAATACTGGCATTCTGCAATGGCACCGGAGCCAGCGTCAGTTGTACCGCAGTTCCCGGAGTACGGAGTGTTACCTCCAGAGACGCCGGACCAGGCGGACCTTCTTCACCATAATCTGAGACAAAGGTTTCCGTATAAAACCGGGTTTCATCATCATTCGGGTTATCGTCAGAAACATCACCGCCCTGCTGAACAGTACAGACAGGAGCTGTCGTCGGCGCGGGGATCCCCAGACGATACGATGATGTCGGGTGATTCCCGTCCCCTTTTGTGGCAATAGTCGCATCCGTCACTTTAGGAAAACGCCCGTCAGTGTAGTAAATACGCCCGTGGGGGTCCTGAGCGATCGGACTGCGGATCACATCCACCACATCCGGCCATGCAAACCAGAAATCGTCACGGTAATGAAAAATTGTTTTTGGCTTAATTGTGAATGTTTTCTCAACCCCGGATATCTGACGTTCTGGTGTAATAACACCAAACCGGAAATGGCAGTCCTCCGCCAGTACAGCGGAATGCTCGGGCAGCATGGATGTCACAACGCGCGGCATCATCCCACGCATCGTGGTGATATCGATATAGGGCATAGAAATTCCTTTGACTGCTTCAGGCTTAAAAATCAGGGGATTTATGATGGAATTCGCTAAAATCGCGATCGGTATCACTGCAACATAGTGTTGCTATGATATTCTGGACAAGACGTAACAACTCACTAATTGTTTCAAACTTCTTTTTTCTGGTCGGGGAGCATGTTGCTCCCCTTTTTATTGCATCATTACGGCAGCCACTGCACAGAGCGTTACCACTGCACCCAGCCACACAAAAAGCTCCTGCTGTGTAGCGCTTCTTTGCGTATTTCAGATTTGCCTGTTTCATGACAATTTATCAATTAGCATTAGCTAAACATTTTATACATAGTATACGGTTTACATTATTTGAGAGCAGGTTGTGCTGTCAAATGCTCCAGCACCAACCCAACGCCAGTTGTAGTGATGCCCTGCATGATACAATTTATACTTCCCGCTTTTCTTAATCCCATAAATTGGTATTATAGTTTCTTCCCCACCTAAATATGCTTTACCATGGCAAAGCGGAGTTGGCAAAGATTTGCAACCAGATAATAATATCAATACAGCTAAAACACATTTGTACATTATCAACTCCTTCTAAACCTTATAAACAGATATAGTTTTTCCGTTTTGATTAAAGAGCCAGTTTTTAGAAACTATTGCACTATAATGCCGAGTATTGTTTGCAAATGATGATGGTGTGAATGAGATATTGGTTCCATCAAATGATAGAGTAAAGTTTTGATTAGGCCCGTTCGTTAAGCCCAGATACATCTTGGTAGAGTCTTGCGTTTGAGAAAGATGCGTAATTGAACAACCTAACAACGAACCATTTATTGAACCAGCCGGATTTTGTGTTTGCACACGGCTGGAAACGGCAGAGCCAGCACCTGTCGTTGTTGAGTTATTAGAATACCCTCCATAGTTATTGTTTACAGGAACAATTTGTATATTTGTTGCCTGAACTAAAACAACAAAATTTGAACGACCTACAGTGATAGAAAAGTCCTGTACACTTTTCCCAACCATTTGCGACATATAAAACGGTGTACTTAGCTTAAGTTTGGCACCTGCCGATTTCATTGACCTTTCACCAGTTACACTAACGGCAGAGGAGCCAACCCATCCGGAAGCAACCCCCATTTAACATCCTCCTGTCATTCGGACGATAACACCAACTATCTTCTACCTCAGACTAATGGTTCTCTGTTCTCTGATTGTTTTATTATTTCTCTTTAAGGTCGCTAATCTCTTTACGCAGATTTTTTATTCCTTCAACTAACAGTGCAATAACACCATTATAATTTAATCGAAATCTCTCTTCACCAGATATGATATCTGTATCAGATGTAACTAACTCTGGTTGAGCCTTTAACGCATCCTGTGCAAATAATCCCACAGATTGTTGCCAACTGCCATCAGCATTCTGTATTTCATACAAATAACCCGTTAGCAGGTCAAGCTTCTCCAGACAATTATCTATTCGTATTGCATTTCGCTTGTTACGTTTATCCGAACGGATCTGAACATCGTTAAATGAGCCGTTTCCGGTCACCGTCAAATTGCCATTAATACCACCATTAAAAGTTTGTGCCTGAGTCCATGTATTGGCAGTAGTAAGCAGTTCTGTTCCTTGCCCGGGGGCTCCAGTGTCTCCCTTCGGTCCCTGTGGCCCCGCCGGACCTGCTGGACCTGCTACTCCCGGATCACCTTTATCGCCTTTCGGCCCCATATCCCCCTGGTCCCCTTTAGGCCCCCGCTCTCCGGTATCCCCCTTCAGGCCTGGTATTCCCTGCGGTCCTCGCTCCCCCTGTTCGCCCTTCTCACCACGCGGACCAGCGGGCCCTACAGCCCCCTGAGCACCAACGTCACCACGCTCACCTTTCGGCCCTGCGGGCCCTTGAGGGCCCACTGGACCTGTTTCGCCTTTAGGACCGACATCCCCCTTCGGACCAGTTTCTCCCTTCGGTCCCTGTGGCCCCGCCGGACCTGCTGGACCTGCTACTCCCGGATCACCTTTATCGCCTTTCGGCCCCGGCGCACCTGCCGGACCTGCTGGTCCAGCCACCCCCGGATCGCCTTTGTCACCTTTCGGCCCCGGCGCACCCGCCGGACCTGCTGGACCTGCTACTCCCGGATCACCTTTATCGCCTTTCGGCCCCGGCGCACCTGCCGGACCTGCGGCTCCCGTATCCCCTTTAGGTCCCTGTGGTCCGGTCTCTCCTCGTTCACCTTTAGGACCTTGCGGGCCTGCTGGACCTCCCGGATCACCTTTCTCGCCTTTTGGCCCCATATCCCCCTGGTCCCCTTTAGGCCCCCGCTCTCCGGTATCCCCCTTCAGGCCTGGTATTCCCTGCGGTCCTCGCTCCCCCTGTTCACCCTTCTCACCACGCGGACCAGCGGGCCCTACAGCCCCCTGAGCACCAACGTCACCACGCTCACCTTTCGGCCCTGCGGGCCCTTGAGGGCCCACTGGACCTGTTTCGCCTTTAGGACCGACATCCCCCTTCGGACCAGTTTCTCCCTGAGGCCCCCGGGGCCCCCGTGCATTCTCAGCCATACGTCTGGCCTCTTCAGCACTGACAGTGGCAGCCTCTGCCCGCTTAAGGATCTCTCCGGCGCTCTCCTGCACCAGCCTGGCCTTTTCAGCATGCTGTCTGGCTTTTTCTGCATCAGCTCCGGCGGCTTTTTCAGACTCTCCGGCACGGGTCGAGCTTTCCTCTGCATTCCCCGCTGCTGTGACTGCACGGGTCGCAGCCTCAGTGGCATCAGTCGCTTTTTGTCCGGCTTCAGCCGCCCTGCTGGTTGCCGTCTTTGCACTGTCAGATGCACTCTTCGCACTGGCTGCTGCACTTTCTTTTGACTGTGTGGCCTGAGTGTTTTTTGTCGCCGTGTCTTCATTCAGACGACGAATAGTGGCAAGGTCATCAGCCACATTATTCTGTATCTGCCGGAAATCTGTCAGCAGTTCTCCGGGTATGCTAACCTCAACAAGACTGCGGCGTAACAGCATATTGAGCGTCACCGTACTTTCGGTCCCCTCAATACGCACACGTCCGTAGACAGCAGTCTTCCCTTTCACCGTCACCGAAACCGCATACTCCCCCGGATCCATCGTCATTCCGTAATATCCACCTTCACGGGTCACTGCCGACGCACTGGTGCCGCTGAGCGCATCCGGTGAAACTGTCAGCGCCGTCAGGGTAATATTTGCTCCTGATATCGCCTCACCATCAGGAGATTTCAGCGTCCCCGAAACAACAACACTCACACTCCACCTCCGTTAAACACTTTTTTACGGGCAGACAATGCACTGTCTGCCCCCTGTTTGATCCCAAGTTGCTCAACAAAACTCTGATAATGCTGCGCAGCCAGCCCCGATTCTGCGCCACCGGCAGCATCCTTACTGAAAGCGCGAAACAACATCCAGTCCACCAGTGGGTTAACATAAGCCTCTTCCAGTGGAACTGGCGTATCATCGTCCTGCGTCAGAACATACACTGCCTCCGGTATCCGGCTTACCACTGCATCAATACTTATCTCTTTGTCAGGAGCAGGAAACAGCCAGAATACGCGCGGGGACAGGTCGTTGCTGATAAAACATTCAGGAATACCCTTCATTGTGGGCCACTCAGGATACTGCGCATCCAGCACCTCCCGGGATAATGGTCTGACTGCACTACCGTCACTGAGGCATATCACGTCAAGAAGTTGTATTACACCATCGGGCAAAACCTGACGGGCGCCAGGAACACAACTGATTGTTTCCAGGCTTGCGCCAGCATCCGGTCTCGCCAGAATCACTGCCCTCACAGCATCATTGTAATAATCGCACAATTCCTGCAGGGGCCAGCGAACCATCATCGGGTCAACCAGTTGTGTATTCACACGTCCGATGATTTCTGTAATCGTCGTCATCAGTAAAACCTCTGCCTGCGTACAGGGTTGCGGTATGAAGAGTACGGGCTTGTCGCCAGTGTATGACGATATGCCCGACGGATCCCCTCAGAAAACTGCACAGAAAAATACTGTGCGCGTAACGGATCTGACCATGAAACACCAGTCTGCATGAACAACCGCTCAAGTGCCCCCGCAGCCACTTCTTCAGGCCATGTGAGGAGTTCATCCGGTATCTGGCTGCGTCCGGCTTTCGGAGCGACGGCATAAAGCACGCTCACCTCACCGGGAGAACAGGCAAATCGCAGGGAGCGTCCGGAGCAGATATCCACATCCCGACCGACAAAAAACTCATGATTATCGTCAGAGATACGGATGATATGAACGCACTCCTCATCATCTTTGTCATACGAAAGCACGATTTCTTTTCCTGCTACTGGTACAACAGTAACCTCCCGACGGCACACCAACGACTGGCGGCTGAATGCCACGGCAGCCATTGACAGAGCATCCGTCATCATAATGTTCAGTGGACCACTGATATGACGACGGACATACGGTAAAAAATCACTCAGTTCCGCCATGCTGTTCAGTCTCCGCAACACGACGGCAAAATGCCTCACGCACCCGGATACGGAATGCCTCAGCCGTTTCTTTCGGGTCTTTGTGAATATCCAGCTCTTCTGCCTCACACAGCGTCGCCAGCCGTGCTGAGGTGAGCTTACTTAAATCCACCTCCTGCCCGTTAACAGAAACAACAAAACTGTTCTCCGCTTCTGCCCGCGCAGCAAGCACTCTTTCCTGCGCCTGCTGTGCCTGCCGCAACTGCTCATTCTGTTGTTGCTTTTTCAGAACATCATCAAGCTCTTCATGACGAACCCAGACATCCGGAAACCCCAGCAGTTGCCAGGCCATCGCACTGTCAACATGCACCGGCTCAAGACGTGGGAACAATGTGCGGCTTCCGGTAATGGTGTCCTTTTTCACGGGTTTTGGGCCGATATAGACAACGGCAATTTTCTCACTCATATAATTCCCCGGATAAAAAGCCCGCATGACGCGGGCCGGAAGGTTTTAATCAGTATCCCACCACGGTATAACGCAGCAGAACATTCAGGGTGCCGGTTGCAGCGGCAGTCTTAATGGTGACAGTAACCAGCTCCCCGTCACGCTGTGTGGTGTACGGCTCCACTGGCACATATCTGGCAAATTTTGCAGAAACAGCTTCGCTGTTATCGATGAGAACATGCTCACCGGACTTAATGCTGACGGTTGCAGTACCCAGACCGCCCGTTGAAACCAGTTGGAGTGAGTTGATACGGATGCCCACTGGCAGTGAGAGAAGATGAATAACGCTGTCCGCTTCCGCAGCATTCACCGTAAATACGCCTTCTGCCACCGACTCATTACCGTGCGTACCCGTATAGACCCGTTCACTCAGTGACGGGGCAAGGATAGTCTTTGCCATAATTAATGACTCCTGAAAAAGCCGGGCGAAAACCCGGCATGGGGAAAGGAAAAATCAGAGCTTCACTGCTGTATCAACGGCAATCACGCCGTGATCCTGCATCTTGCCGCTCTTCTCGGGGAAACGGATTTTTTTCAGACCGTTGATCCAGCTGATTGCTATCTCAGTACGGTTATCCATATCCGTTTTCTTCTCAACCATGTTGAAGTGACCGCCCGCCTTCTGACCGTAAGCATTTGCCAGCGCCTGAGCCCCCAGTAACATGGCGCGGTCAATATTGGTTGCAGCAGCGACCTCTTTCGTGGTTGCCGTCAGGTTATTCTCTGATACCAGAACCTTTGACCCCTGATAGAAACGGATCGGTATACCCGCATACTTACGAACCAGTATATTGCGCCACATCGCACATTCACCTTTGAACAGCGGATGATTAAAACCTTTTGCACGGTTCACGGCACGAACCATCATCTGGTTCCAGTCCTTACCGGACGTCGAGGTGTACCAGTCATTCCACTGACGCGGCGTGACGTACAGGACGTAATATGGATCTTCTCCGTGAAGTTCATCACCGAACAGACGAACCGGCTGTAACGGATGCGCCATTTCGTCAATGAACAGGGAGAGATTGTCCACCAGGCCAATAGAAAAAATATCTGCCGCTTCAATCTGCTCAAAGCTTGTCGCATCACCGCCAAAAAAGTGACGGTCATGTGTCGGAGGCAGTACATCGTTGATCATGATTTTTTTGAATTCAGGGTGCTCCGCTGTCGGCAGAATGGTGTCGTCAGCAACAAAATCACCGCGAGCACCAGCAAGATGCACTATCGCACACTGGTCCTGCAGGTCATTAAAGTACGTCCCCAGAAGTGTTCTGGCTGAGGATGCCAGGTTAAACTTCGTGCGCTGCTGACTCATACGTCCACCTGCATCCACCAGGTGACGTCCCTGATTGATTTTCAGGGAGAAGTCAGCATGGCTGAGATCCTCACCACGACCTTCAACACGCTCATCTCCCATCGTCGGACGTTTTGAGAGTTTGTGCATGATGCTGAAGGTCACTTCATCACCGGCCTGTTTGTTAAGGTCTGTGATACGGACAACCGGCGCACCCGCGCTGGTCTGCTTCGTGCTTTTCTTGTCCGGCGAAACCGCTTTTGGCGCTTCCTGCTGTTCAGTGAGGATATTGACCATCGAGCGGTTGCGGTTGGCAGCGGTAAAAAGCGCCACCTGATACAGCTTATTCGCTTGGGCTGATGTTACAGTCGTCATTACTTCAGTACTCCTTCAGTAAGTTACCCGAGCTTCTCCAGAAGCGCGTCTATTTCAGCATTCGTCATACCGCGCATAATCGCCTCTGCCTCTGAATGAGAAGCGCCAAGTAACCGTTCAAAATTATCACCGGTTCCGACGGAAGCCGTGGTGCCTAAATCTGACGGGGAAGCAGGTACTGCCTGCTCCTGTTCAGCGGTCTTCACTTTCTCTTCCGCCGTTTTCCGGATATCCGTTTTGTCTGCCTTGTTGTCAGCAGACGACTCACTGACTTCACCGAAAGCAACCTGCGTACGACGGGCCACTTCAGCGAAACGTTCAGTGAGCGTTTTGTCTTTCCATGCGGGGTCATTCTGGAGCTTCCCGTCGATGGATACAGCAACCGAGAAGCGATCTGGATCGGACTCCTGCCACGTTTTCAGCACCGGCACGGCATTCATCGCATCAAGAACCGGTGATAAATCCTCACCACCATTACCTTCTGCCTGCTGTGCTGATTGCTGAACACGGGACTGGAGATAGTTATTTTTACGGATGAGCGAAGCCACCGCGTCACCAATTTCCGGATACATCTCCCTGATACGGGCAATCTGCTCATCAGAAATTTTTTCGTTTTCCGGTAACGGTGTGGGCTTCATACCGGCCTGGTGGATCTGAGACGTCAGCAGTTCCACCCTGCGTTTTTCTTCAGCTATCTGCCCACGAAGAAGTGCGGCTTCCTGTTCGGCCCGTTGCTTACCGGAACGTTCAGCCTCAAGGACTTCATAGGGAATGACGTGTTTACCGTCGCGGGTGAGCACCCCCTTCGCTTCCGGCTCCTTCACGTCCTGCGTCTGCTCCACACTGGCATCCGGCGTCGGTGCCACATTGTTATCGCCCGTCTGAGTCTGTGCTTCCTCATCCGCATGTTTTTCCGTGGTATCTTCTGTCACGACGTCCTGTGCGTGACTGTCAATATCCACATCCCCAAGTCCTTCCAGCATTTTTTCCAGTTGTTCCGGGGTTTCTTCACCCGTAAATTCAAAATCCATAAATAACTCCGCATGGTCTGTTTATCGGACAGATCCGAATGGTTGAGTAAATAAGGCTTATCGCTGCCCCCGCGAATAAGCGCACCGCTCCCGGAACGCTTACCTCCGGAAACAAAAAACCCCGTACGATGACGGGGTTCAGTTGAAGCCAGAGTTTTCAGAGCGACATTTCATTCATCCGCTGTTGTAACGTATACAGCATCTGTTGCTGAAGAACGTCCTGCTCCTGTTCCATATTCTGTACGCCGGTAATGATTTCTGCCGTATGTGCCTGGTTAAGAGCATCCACATAACGCTGCCCCTGTGTCAGGGCGACTTCCCGCTGTGCACTGGCATTATCCCGTTGTGCAGCTGCATGTGCCCTGGCGGCGTCAGCTTCCAGTTTTGCCACTCTGCCAGCCATCTCGCGCATCTGGAGTTCTGCCTGTTGTTGCTGAAGTGCCTGTTGTTGTGCCGCTACTTCCTGTTCTTCCGGCGTCATTTCATCCGGTGATTTTGGCGTCCCCAGCGCAGCACGAATACGCTCAACAAACTCCTGTTTCTGCGGCAGATCCAGAAGATTAACCCACAGGTCGAGCACAACAGCCTGCACCTGAGGCGGCAGCCCCTGAATAACCTCTGACATTCTCTGTGCAAGCTGTGCCTTAAACGCAGGTGTCTGCTGAACAGGAGCCAGCGCAATATGTGTATTTAACCTTGAAATATCATTGGTCAGTTCACCATTATCACCTTCAGCATTGAGGACAATGGTCTGGCGACGCTGGCGATCATCGCGATTAATCACCACTGCATGATTACGGCGTTTTTTCAGGTCATCGAGAAGATAAGCCAGCAACAGTCTTCCCACCTGCTGGCAGGCAAACTGGTAGTTATCGTTGATTTCCGCAAGGGTTGTGGCCCCCTGCTCCACCAGGTTACTGATAGCCACGCCTGACGTCGCACCTGACTCCTGCCCGAGAAATGCGGAATAAACCCCCATGGTATCCTGGATAAGTTTTTCCGATTCCTGCATAACCTGAAACTGCTGGCTGGCAACCTGAAAATCCTGCTCAACCCGAAAAACATCTGCAACACTTTTCTGATTTTTTCGGGCCGGATTCAGTTTAATAATGCCATCCGGACGTTCGATCTGCTCCATCAGGTCGTTGTCTGACAACTGGGTGGCATCCTCGTCCATAATCACGCGTTTGGCCTGAAGCAACCAGGTCAGCTTGATACGACGAAAATTCACCTCATCCTGTGCCGGAATGGCGCGGGAAATTAGCCCGTATGGCTCCCCGGTTTTATCCTTTCGGTATCCCCAGAAAGGAACCAGCGGAAACATCCCCTGCGGAGCACTACAGGGGCGATCCACAATAAAGTGTGGCCCGACAAACCAGGCTTCACGAATACGGCTTACCCGCCCGACTTTCACCTGAACCCGCCCGGATGCCACAGCTAGCGCCTGCATCAGATTATTTTTATCAAAGGCCACCACCCGTCCATTACTGAGTTCAATCACCGGAAGACGCTCGAATGTACGGTAATAAACCACCTGAAGCAGCACACGACGGCGTTCACGCTGAAGCCATTCGTTCTGCTGTCGATCCCATGACTGATACTCTTCCCATGCACTCATCAACGGACTGGGCTGGCCTTCAGTAACCGTGGTATCGACAAAACCACGCCAGTCATCAATGGCATAATCGATAACCTGAGCCATTCCCGGGAATGTAGCTTTTGCCTCATCGGTATCCATCCAGCGGCGACGCATCAGCCAGCGGCAGTCACTTAAATCAGCCTCCCGGCTCAGCCAGTCCCAGAAAACCTCATTCCGGCTGACAGTAGACACCTTAAATTCAGGCCCGAACGGATCGCTGTTTCGTCTGACCTCCACCCAACTGAGGCCCGCCTTGATTTGTTCCGCATAGGCATCAGAGCGGGCTTTATTCATATTGCCAAGGCGGCATGCATCGGCAAATTCAGCATTAATAGCTTCAGCCAGTTTTTCAGTTTCATCATCTGGCTCGTCTGACATCACCACCAGATCAGTACGTGTTTTGGCCTCCATTCCCAGAACGCCATCGACGGTAGGCGCGATGAGGTTATGGATAGTCATCGGCTGACCGCGATCTTTCAGTACCTGAAGAACTTCCGGTGGCAACTGATCGCCATCGTAATACGCACAGGCCTTGTTTGCGGCATCACGCCATTTAGGCTGGCTGTCAATATCAGAACAAAGCGCCTGTAACTGGCGCTGAGAAAAACGCGGCGTGGCTCCATTGTCGTTTTTCGTCGCCATGGTGTTAGTTTCATTTTTCATCAGTGAGCCATCCAGTGTGTAGTTCTGCGTTTATCCGTTTTCTGTTTTACCCTCACAGGCATTCTGGCGCGCATCTCCTGGGCAATCATGTAGCTCATGAGTTGATCATCAAAACAGCCTTCCTGTGCATTCATGGAGCCTTTCGCGTCATAAACGTAGGTGTTCATTTCCGATAATGTGCCTGACCAGCGGATCCCTGATATTCCATTATTCAGGAGCGTTTTCATTCCTTCGGTCAGAACAGGTTTGCTCTGACGGGTTGTCAGCCAGCCAAGACGGGGCGTATCGTCATCATATGCCTGATCAAGGTGCTGTTCGTTATAGATATAACGCGTCGGATAGAGCTCCCTGAGTTTCAGAATAACGGCATGTCCGTGATTGTTACGCTCCGGCCCCACAAACGCGTTGTTGTACATACGACAGACCTGCGCAATGAGATGAGCAAAAAGTTCAGCATCGAGATGCCCGAACCAGTGAGCCACCTGCTCGCCATTACTGCGTTTGACAACATCCAGCGATGAGCGGTCTCCGTGCTCCAGCCCTTCGGCAGTATCTGCCCCACAAACATACTCTTCATCCGGATCCGGCAGTTCCCATACCAGCAGATAATTCATCAGCGTCCGCTGCAACTCGTTTTTATTTCCTTCACGCAGAGACTGAGCTTTAGTCTTCGCTCCTGTAACAGGTTCAATGTCATAAACAATCATCGGTGGCGAACAGAATGATTCTGCCTGCAACGTACTTTCGGCACTGAACACACGTCGTCCGGACGTCAGAAACGCCTCCTGTGGCGTTGAGGGAAACTCCTGCTTCATTTCCTCACGCTGTTCAGTTTCCTTACTGATGTACCACTGCTTCTGCTCATCGGTAAGCGTGATGTTCATTGCCTTCTCAACCGCAGAAAAATACGTCATTTTTTCCCGTGACAGCTTCAGCCCGCTTTCAGGCACTCTGGCGCTGTATTTAGGATCCTGCCACCATGCGTAAAAATGGAATTTATAATCCTGTGCCGTCAGCAATAAGCCTGATGCAGTGATCTCCTGTGCACGGTTACTCATCTCGTAAAAATCACCACCCACGCCTTCAGCCGTGGATTCATCAAAAATAATGCATTCATCAGAGACGGCATTAAGCGTACCGGTTCGCAGCTCTTTCGCCTTAGCCGGATATTTCGCGCAAATTTTGCCGTGCTCTGAGATATGCAGGCGCTGCACCGTACCTGAGCGAAATGAGGTTGCCACCTGAATACTCGAGCCGTGACCAAACAGGATATAGCCACCGCTGGCACCGCTACGACGCTCAACGATGGTGAATGAGGCTCTCAGCCAGTCAGGGAGATGATCAAACGGTACAGCAATTTTTGTGCGGAAAATTTCACTGGCAGCCTGTTTATCCTGAGCGACGATCCCGCATTTGAGATGCGGAATGAATAATGCCTGGTCGAGAAGATAAATATCAATGGCTGTGGAAAATCCCAGCTGGCGCGCTTTCAGGATAATGTTTTTATTATGCATGTTACGAAACAACTGACGTTGCGCCGGTCGCATTCTGAAGGTGACCAGTTCACCTTTTTCGTTCTGTATTTTGTAGAGATGATTGAGGCGCCACCAGGGATTGCTCAGTTTTGTCATAATGAACAGACGTTGTTCGGTCTCAGTCATTTCTGCAGGTTCATCACATCGCGGTTTATTCTTCCGGAATGTCATCCAGTCTCCCCGAATTACTCATTTCATGCAGCGATGACACGATGTCACTGACTGGCGTAATAACACCCCGGCGCTGGCTGGTCAGAATATCGGTTTCCGCTCTGAGTTTATCTCTGGCGGCGTTGATTCTTTCCCGGTCAGCACGAAGTTTTGGTGCTGTCTCAGCCAGGACGTCCAGCGTCAGCAATGAGCGTTCAATTGACTCGATACGGGCAATATTCCGGTCAAGGGCCTGTTCAGCTTTGAGTATTTTGTCGTAAAGAGCAACGCGGTTTTCCACGTCAGTTGCCTCTTCCAGGTCGGCGAACATCCCTTTAAGTGCCTTAGTTACTGAAAGTGCGCGGGCCCGGGTGAACACCAGTTCATCGAACAACACCATGTCGGACGCATCATCCATGAGGTTATCTGCCTCAAGATACTTCGCATATCCACGGTGTCTTACTGCGTGGGTGTTTCGCTGAGAAAAAGCGTTTGAAGGTGGTAAAAGTCGGGAACCTCGAATCCGTTTCGTTTCTGCCGAATTTGCGCAGTTTTTTTCAGAGTTATCTGCGCATTTTTCATCGCCGGAACCCGCGTCATTGCTGGGTTCTTCATCGGAGATGTCATGATCGATTTCATGATCGGTTTTATGATCAATTTCATGATCGATTTTGCCCATTTTTATACGGGTTCTGGCGGTGTTGTAATTAATCTTTTTCTTCCGGCACCAGTCCAGTAATGTTATTCCCGTTTCGGCATGTTCGCGTCGGAATGCCTGCTCCAGCTTTTTCCAGTCCAGCTTTGCCATGTCACTTTCTGACGTCCTGTGTTAAAAACTGATGCATAATGACCGCTGTGATTTTTCAGATTTCACACAGCAGCACCATATTTGATCAATATTTGCACAATGCGGTTGTTTTATCCGGTTTCTTCCACCACCGCACCGGACAGGCAGCTTCGCGGGAAATCGCTCCCATCTCGTGAAAAATGAGAAAACCCGGTGTGCATCGTTTTTGATTATCCCCGCACACTCACGCAGATAAGGTGGCTGCGGTCTCTGTTAATGCGGAAATACGGCGACGATACAACGCTTGAAAAAACTATTTCAGGCACTGAGTACGGATATATTCCTGAAGCGTTCTCAATGCTGCCTGGTCGCTGATGATTCCGTCTCTGATACCGAGAACGTTTCGTCCAGCAACTGGAGAGAGTTCGACGCTGGCATCATTGCCCACGCGGGCGGTGGCGGTGGCTTCACGCACGGAGCCTGGACAGGTGGCGTTGATCCGCAGGCGCTTACGACCAGCGGTAACATCAGCACGCAGAGTTTCATTTTCAGCTCTCGCATCGGCTAATTCCCTCGAGTATTTTGCATCGAGCGCAGCAACATCGTGCTGGCGCTGCTGCATATCAGTAATGGTGGCGTTCGCCAGCTTCAGCTCACTGACTTTTTTATCGCGCTGCGCTTTGTAAGTGATGGCGTTATCGCGGTAATGGTTTGTTGCCAGACACAGCGCACCACAGACCACCAGCAGAATAACGGTAAACGCGGAAAGCATTCGGTTTATGCTCACCCCACCAGCCCTGCCGAAGTCAACGCCATCCAGGCTATGGAAAGAAAAAGAGCAACCATCATTAGCGAAAATGAAATGCCGACAAGTACACAGAGGCTCTTCACCAGCGTTATGAGTTTGTCTGATATCATGAGTACCACTCCATCAATCCGTCTTTGTGATTTTCCCTTTGCCGGTATCGGCCAGAACAAAATTAATCAGCAGATTCGCCTCACTTATCAACGTGCGGATTTTTGATACATGGGCAGCTTTTACAGATTTCCACTCATTCAGTCCGGTACCAAACAAGCTGGCAATCTCTTTGTCCCTTTTCATATCAGCGCAGGCCTGATTCAGCTCCACCATTACACTGGTACGACGCGGATTAACAGCAACGCCCTTCGTCCAGTATTCGTAGAGAACATCATCGCACTCTTCCTGATACTGAATCACCTTGTCGCGGATTTCCGGCTTTACTTTGTTGGGACTGATTGTCTGAAGCCAGCCAGCAAGTTTCCGCAGAGCAAGACAGGCAACAGGACGACGCTGGGTGTCCCCTGGTAGCTGAATGGTCATTTCGACCACGCAGCTCTTAAAACGTTGTTGCAACTTACGAAACTGCGTTTTCCAGTCAAGCCCCATACCCTCAACGATGGGTTTCATCGGAACATATGCCTCGCCATTATGGTTAACTACATAAAGAGAGTTGCCGTAAAACGGCACGGTCATCATATTCATCGGTTATTTCCTTTTAGTGATGAACCTTGTCTCACAGGAATCCAGCCCACAGAAAGGCACCGACAGCCAAACCGGTATCCTCAAGGGTCATCCTGAAAGGTTCTGTGTTGTGAGATGCGCGTGAGATGCGCAGAAATGACAAAGGCACCATTACGGTGCCTCTGCGTCAAACAATCTTGTTGACTTTATTCACTTACATTTTGCCAGTTCGCAGGATTTCGTGTTATCCGCCTGCGTGAGAAAACGTCATTTTTCAGCAAAATATTCTGCTTATCTGTCAATTCCCCAGCACGCCAGCGCACTTTCCTGATCTCGCCGGGATACCTGACCGTAGCAATTATTTGAGCGGATACGGCAGTCTCTGCCACCGTCCTTAATCCACCAGCGAATCGCTTCGCAGGCACCTTTTCGATCACCTGCATTAATTCGTTTATAAAACGTCGACGGGAAACACTTACCGGGGCCAATGTTATACGGACAGAATGACGCGATCCCCGCTTTCTGGGGTTCGGTCAGCGGCACTTTGATGTTTTTCTCCACCCATGCCAGCGCCTTATCCCGTTCGATAGCGTTAACCCGGTCGCATTTTTCTTTCGACAGCTTCATGCCAGGAATCACAGGCTTACCATCCACCCGGGTGGCTCCACGGCAGATGGTCCAGATCCCCGCACCATCACGGTATGCCGTGGTGTGGTTACCTTCCTTTTCATCCAGAAACTGATCCAGGATTTCAGGCGCAGAAGCACCTGCGGCAATCAGCGCCAGAACGGCAGCCGATAAACCATAGCGGAGTTTCCTGCTCATCAGCTTACTCTCCCCGTGCCGCCTTACGCCGGTCCTCTCTGATTTTGAAATACAGGTTAGTCAGACATGTCAGCAGCCCAAACAGCAGACTCCCCAGCACGCCTATTGCCGCCCACTGAGACGGGGAAACCCTGTCCAGCAACTGCAGGAACCAGTAGCCCGTTCCCACCGCTGACGTGGTGTATGACACACCTGTTGTGATTTTTTCCATCTGGTACATACCCCGTCTCCCGCAATCCGGAAGCTCACAACATGAAAAAGGCCAGCAGCTGTTTACTGATGGCCCTGACTCCCCGTTACAGCATCATGACCGATTCGGGTTGAGGTTCAGTCGCATCGGCGACCGGTGATTCAGGCTGAACTTCACCGCTCTCTGCGGTGGTATCTCCCGCTTCAGTCGGTGGCTCTGCCTGTACACCAAGCAGCTCATCCAGAATGGCATCAACTTCTGCATCAAGACGCGCTTCCAGGTTATGGCGAAGTTTCTGTTTCAGTGCGCTCAGGACTTCTTCAGAGCGCAGGACGTCCTTCACTGCCTCAGCAGTGACCAGGGATGTAATTTCTGACATGGGATTTTCTCGCTGAAAGGGGTTGTTAAGGAGTAATGGGCTCTTCGGGTTTGCTTCCGGCTGACTGACTGGCGCTGATTTTCTCAGCGGCCCTTTTATCAATCTGCCTGCGCCAGAAGTCACGCATGGCCCTGTACCCACCCGAAAGGAGATACAGCACACAGACCACCGTACAGAAGTACAGCATCAGCTGATGAATAAATGTCATAATTTCTTACCGTTATGGTTAACTAAGTAAACAGTTTTCATTTAAAAATGCCGATGACGAAAGTGGTAGTATCTTTCCTTGATTCTCCATGAATCTCACACCGCCAGAGGTCTCAGGCAACTGGCGGCTTTTTTTATCATGCCGCGGCATCCGCGTTGTTCACTTCCACCGCAATGCTGTCAATCAGCACCGGGTAAGTCGCATTCCTGGTAATGTCTGTCACATGCATCTTATCCGCCGCAAAGGCACTGACCGGTGACTGCGTCAGCGTGAACGGTGTACCATCCTGACCATCAATAACCGGCGTTACCTGAAGGCTGTTATTCCCGGCAAAGCGGAAAGCCAGCGTATGCCATTCATTATCAAATGCGCCAAGGGTTCCCAGTTTCTGGTTATTTGTCGCCACTTTCGCATTGTGGTACATCACATTCAGGTCTTTTGCGTCTGTCTGGATGTAAAACGATGCCAGCAGATTATTCCCTGCATCCCCTGTCAGGGTGACACCCTGTGGCAGAGAGGAAACCGGCCAGTAAAGCGCCATGACATACTGGTTTGCCACCAGTTCACCGGATGCCTTAAAGCGGCAACTGATTAAACCTCCATTTTTCAGCAGTTCAGCGCCAGTACCGGCATCATGCTCCAGATGCCATGACCCTTTACCTGTCTCCTTGCTCAGCTTCATCGCGGTTCCACCTGTTGCACCCTCATCAGCAACAATTTCCGCTTTACCTCCGCCAGCACTCCAGCCCTGTTCGGTCAGCTTCCCTTCAGACTCACTGGCCCGGTAAGACAGCAGTGTTGTGGTGCTTACCGCTTCACTTTCTGACGGTGACGGCGTCGGTGCGCCAGTTTCAGAAGATGGAACATCGACTTTTACTGTGGTTCTCCCGGCATGAACCAGAATCGCCGTTGCCAGACGGTCGGAAATAATCCCACGGCGTGCCCAGGAGCTGAAATGGCTCGCCCTGTCCTGTGACGTCCAGGTGGCTGAGCTGTCACGCCATTTCGAACCGTAATAACCGATACCCGGAATGTCCGGGTCTTCTTCCGGTTTGTTCGTCGGCACATTCACCCCGTTCTCATCGGTCATGAACGGTACGAAATGGATATTCTTTTCCGTTTTGTTTTTATAGCTGCCGTACACCATCTGGTAGGTGGATTCGTTCTTCTGCTTCCAGAAATACGTCGTGTCCCCACATATCCAGGGAACACCGCCAGCAGAGCCACCGACGCACTGGCCAGCCATATCCGCCAGGTCTGCACGGAATTTATCAACCAGCGCACCAAACTGTGCTGCGTGATTTGCCGGCGTACCGCCAAAATCAAATTCCCCCTGCATCCACACCACGGCAAACAGCACATTTTTCGGGTTCTTCTTCAGTGCTGCTTTTGTTCGACCTATAAGGTCCTTATACAGGGGCTTGTCCACCCCCCAGCGCACTGAATTCTCCGAGGCACCGGTCGCGTCACTGTATGTGCCATCAGCTCCGGTGGTGAACGCTGAACCACCACGACAGCACGGAACCAGCAGAATACCCGCATTCGCCGGTATAAACGGCAGCAGTTTTTTGGCGATATGCAGCCCCTGCCCCACGGTTCCGTACTGCCCCTTTGACAGGTCCGCTTTCGGATGGTTAAGACGGCTCATGTCCTGCACATCATGCAGACAATGGTCCGCCGGAATGATGTCGTTATATTTACAGGCGACACCGCCCGGTGTCACCGTACTGCGACGCGCCAGCTGCTTAATACGCGGCTCCGGACGGTCATATGTCTCCGGTAGCGGAAGACCTTCACCGTATGACATACCATTGGACTGACCGGCAAGCGCAATCACATAGTAATATTCTGGCGCAACAGAAGGATTCGTTGAGGTCGTCGGACGGTTGCCTGGCTCCTCAGGTGATGAGATGCTTCCCTCGCTCACAACTGGCTGGATGAATTCCGCACCATAACCAGCTGTCGAAATCAGCGCACTACCATAAGGCTGCCACCCTTCCTTCAGTTTTTGAGTTATTCGTTCCGCAAGATCGGACGGCGATACCGCCCTGACCACGTCATAGTGTTTAAATGCCATGAATCCTCCCGGCCGGGATAATGTACTGAATAAGATAAGGAGTGAGCGGAAGTCCCGAAACACAAGGGAAAAAGACAACCACCCGCAAAAAAGAAATACACTCCTCACAGTTGCGCAGGGTGATTACTGTAAGGTATTATTCGCAGCGTTAATTAATTGTTCATATTGCTTTTCTTCTTGCCAACCGCTCTTCCCGGGGGCGGCTTTTTTTGCATGTAAAAGGCCCCTGCTATGAGGGGCCCTAGTATATGCCTAATCTCTGTATACTGCATGGTGCCGGGTGCCTCCCGGTGAGTTCGGCCTGGTGCCACCAAACCCGCGTATTCTCGCTTACGATCATCAAAGAGATCATACCATTCACCAGTCGCCCCTCCGCACAGGGGGATTCACCATGCCAGTTTCTTTTAACAAACTCCCCGCAAATCAGACAACTGTCAACTGTCTGAATTGTGAGACATTTAAAATTTTCGGGGCATGACTGATACCCGGCTAACTACCTGGCATGCCCTTTTTCACCAAAGGGAAAAGCACCACCACAATACCAACCACCAGCACTCCATCCGCCAGCACCGACATGACCCTGCTGGTGAAATCCACCATCACCACCAGAAACAGCAGGAGTGCCACAGCAGCCAGACGCAGTTTTAATGTCACAGGTGGTTCTCCAGTCGCAGGCCAAGAACACCGGCGATCTCTTCCAGAACCTTACGCTCTTCCGGCTCAATTTCACCATCCGCTTCAGCAATGGCCACCGCCACATCCAGCACATCTTCCGCTTCATGCGTATCGTGTTTTACATCTTCAATTTCACGCAACGCCGCTCGACGACCAATTTTAAAGTTGGTGTCAAGCTGACCTGTGATCGTGGCACTGATGGCATTAATTTCTGACGTAAACGCGGACAACGCAGGCTGGTTACGTAATACCTGTTCGATCTTCGCTTTCTCTGAAGCCTCACATTCACCATCTGCATAGGCCACCAGATAGGCAGCATTAATAACCGCCTGTGCCAGATCACGTTTCTCAAACTTTTTAATTTCCGCTGCCGCTCTGCGGGTTTTCTTTTTGAAAATACCAAACATCGTGACGTTCCTTTAGGTGGGTGAGCCAACGCCCGGGAGCGATCTGCCCACAGAGAAAGTCACACTGACCACTCCGTAAGCTCACCCCCGAAAGGCTCTGTGGTTGATATGCGCCGGGCGTGGCGCGGAGACAAAAAAGGCCCGCAAAAGCGAGCCTGGTAAATAAATATGGCGCGTTGTACTAGATTCGAACCAGTGACCGATTGCTTAGAAGGCAATTGCTCTGTCCGGCTGAGCTAACAACGCAGTGTACAGATAATGGACCGCCATCGAGGACTCGAACCCCGCGCAACCAGCTTCGAAGGCTGGCGCTCTATCCCGATGAGCTAATGGCGGTAGGTGATGGTGGCCCTTGCTGGATTTGAACCAGCGACCTGGCGATTATGAGTCGCTCGCTCTCACCACTGAGCTAAAGGGCCGGGCGCAGGATAATAACGGCACGTAACTAATTCTGCAATATCATCCGTTCTGACTGACTAAATTCTGAACTTCCCTGACCGTCTGCTCAAAACGCCCGCTCTCCAGCTCAACGCCAATTGCACGACGCCCCAGCGACATTGCTGCTTTGACGCTACGGACATAAAAAAGCCAGCCACTGGGGGAGGCTGGCAAACTCGTAGAGCAAAATGCTGTTACGCAAACTTCGTTACAGGGTTATCCTGCAATACTTAAAATATACAATATTTAGAAAACTAATAGCACCATATGCGATTTTTAAGATTTTATTATTAATTGCGGTCGCACCTTCCTTTCTGTGTACTTTCCGTATAACTAACAGGATTCCGGATACAAAAAACCCGCGCATCGGCGGGTTAAGCAGCGTGGCAATGTAACCACTCTTATCATGATATGCAGATTTTTACGTACGTAAAATACTTTTTAGCATCCCGTTCAATCGGGAGCGGAATCAGGGATTCCGCGACGCTTCACACCACCTCTGGTGGGGATTTTCGAGCTCTTTTTTTACCACATAGCAATGTATTCAGTCGGCGTTGTTTGGGGCTTCTGCATAAACGACACCAGCTTTGCGGCCTTTTCTTATTCCAACAAATTCTGAATTCTAATTTTTTCTCAATTTCCTCATCAGAGACAGCTATTTTGCCGCAGAGAGGGCAAGTGTGCTTTTTATCATACTCGGTTTTCAGCACCTCAATTAACTTACGAATTAATGGCTTGATGTCATAAACGTTCCGCAAATCATAATCATGACCGATTTGAGCATAACTTATCTTCTGCAACATCCCTTTTCCTCCAGGCGTTGAAAGCCTTCTTCTATAATGGCACGAGATGCACGCATTCTGGTGGCAAAAAGAGATATTGACGGTAATGTTTGTGAATCTACATCTTGATGAAATGAAACAAAATTAGCCAGCAGAGCTAATTCTGAATGGTTTATTTTTAACCTGTGCTGGTATTTCAAAAGCTCTCTGAGAATAACGAACCAGTCAATGTTTAAAATATCATCACTCCACAGAGACAAATCGTTTTTCTCTGCTTCCGGGAAATCCTCGATGTCCATTTTACCCCTGTTCATTGTTGTATCTCTGCGGTTAAACGGTAGATAACTCTTACGTCCTTGTCCTATAAAGTAAATAGCATAACGTTCACAAATTTACATACTTCACATAGTGAACGACAAGCGCCTGCTATCACAGGCGCTGCACATATCGGTCCATTTTCAGTCTGACACCAAGTAACATTAACATCCCTTCAACCACGCCCTCCGCTTTCTGTAATTTTTTACCAATAGTTCCATCAGAGCATCCATGCTTACGTGCCAGCGCCATGAACGTCTCCCCCAACACGTAATAATCAACCAGCAAGTCATGCAGATCACTGTTGTTCCTGTTAAGGCGAGCCATACACCCGCATATAATCATCGCGTCATCGTCACAACACTGTGGACGTGATTTTACTTTTTCGGGGATCAGTCCCTTAAATCCGGCAGCAATGGGCGACCATGTAACATCCTCATGGTTATTTGCCGCCCATGCCCCCCAGCGCTCAAGAACCTGCCGGATATCACGCATCAGTATCTTTACCCCATCCGCGATGAACCATAAGGACTCCATTGACGACGGCGTGCTTTTTCGCATCTTTATCATCAATGTATTTTCTGACTGTGGCACGATTGCAGTTCAGTATTCTGGCGACTTCTGTCTGATTTCCCCTGGTGCAGATCAGTAATTCAGGTATCGTTTGAATTTTAGCATTCATCAAATGTTCTCCAGTTCGGTGATTTTTATCCCCACTCTACCGCCAGGCACTTTCACGCCGCGAATTACGCGAATGTCATCGAATTGCTCGTCGTCTTCCGCAAATCCGGCGTGGATAAGAGAGTCGAGTAAACCTTTTAGGATGTTATCGAGGTCGCGACGGCGGGAATCTGGTGGTTCAGCAATAATTGTGATGCTAAGTCGTGATTTAGTGAAAATGTCTAATCTGAGTTGCCGGATGATTTGCTGTACGTCTTTTCGGTATTTCTGGCCTTTATCGCTGATGTAGTACTGGCTTCCCCGTCTTCGCCAGTAGGTATTCACCGTCGGCGGCCAGGGAAGCACAAACTCATATTCATTCATGACTTAATTTTCCCCTCCTTCAGTAGTATCGCCTGCGTCCTGATCACGCCTTCCAGGTGGTAAAGTCTGGCGTCTTTGTTGTCGAGATTATGGGTGCGTCGGTCGATTTCATCGTGACACGCGCTACAAGCCCATGAGCCGATCAGGTCGTCAGGCTTCATTCCCGTTCCGCAAATTCCAGCCATCCGGTAATGTGCCAGAACTGTAGTTTCAGGATTGCCATTGCATACGCCGTAAATACGTACCTGGCATTCTCTGCCGCGCGCTTCTTTGCGTAGGTTAGCCATTTACCTTCCCTCGCAATTGAAGAATTGACTGAAGGTCTTTTTTAATAAATATGCGAGTGCGAATTGAGCAGTAGTTTTCCTTCATTCTGGCGTAGTAATAGTCCTTTCTTTGCTTAAGCTTGTTGGCATCCGCTGTCATCCAGTCTTTTACAGCAAACTTAATTAACCAGCGGTAGCAGAGATACCATTTCAGATAATCACTCATCGTCTTCTTCCTCGTACATTGAGCTATTCGGATCGCTCATCAGTTCTGCGCAGCAATCGGAGCACACGTGAACTTCCAGCACATGCAGCTTCTGACCGCAGTTAGCGCACGTTAAAGCTCGCTCGACGCTTTCTTTCTGGTATTGAAGAGATTGGGATGGACTAAGCATGGCTTTCACCATTAAAAAGTCGCTTGTAAGCATCAATGTCTCGTTTTGCTTCACCAAGCTTTCGTCTTAATTCCATGTTTTCTGATTCAAGCTTTTCCATGTCTTGCTGGTATCGATCGCGGTGTTCTTTCCATGCTTTTCGATACGCCTTCATGTATGTCGTATTGGCCTTTCTCTTTGCCTGACGAACTGCGTGGTGGTTTTTCACAAACCAGTCAGGGTCGTTAAATGCTGCTCTGGCGCATGTATACCAATAATTTGTTGCCTCCCTGTTTAGCCAATAAATACTGATAAATGGCAACTGGATAGACACCATTTTTCGTTGAGACTCTTTCTCGCCAAACATGTGCCCTTTTTTGATGCTAAGGCCAAATCCAGGTTGAATTAAAAGCATTGTCATTTCCTCGCACGATGTCTTAGCCACCGGATATCCCACAGGTGAGCCGTGTAGTTGAAGGTTTTTACGTCAGATTCTTTTGGGATTGGCTTGCGTTTATTTCTGGAGCGTTTCGTTGGAAGGTATTTGCAGTTTTCACAGACTATATCGGTGATGCTTCGTCGCTTTCGTCTCATTCATACCTCCTGTCAGTAAATCTGATCCCCTGCTCCACAGCCCAGGAAGTTGTGTACTCAATCAGGCTTGCCATACGCTTCACGCTCATCTGCGCACTGCTTTCGCGGATATTGACGTATTCACCTTCAAGACCTGGCAAAACATCAGCTTCCTGTTTTGTCGCCACGGCATGACCGCTGATTAACAAAACTTTCCACTGTTCTGGTTTTAGCCATCTGCCGCACCACTGAACCTGTCGGGAGATATCAGCGACCATCGCGTGAAATTTGGCATTTTGAGATAATTTTCTTGTTGGTTTGCGGATGTCTATGATGAATTTATCGGGGGCGGATTTTACTGCGTTTAATGCGTTAGCTCTGACGGATTCATTAATCAGATGATACCTTTGTCTTTCCATTAGATAGCGCCTCTTCTATGGTTTTTCCTCTCATTAGCCTTACTGTAATCGTTGAGTAGGGTATGCCTGTTTCTTCACTCCATTCTTTAATGGTCATTGTTTTCCCGTACGCTGTAAGATTTCGCGTTCTTCTGGTGTTGAGCTTTTGCTCTCGGTCAGTAGCCCATCGGCAATTCTCTTTGCAGTAATCACCATTGACATCAATACGATCAATGCTGCATCCGTCAGGCCTCTCTCCCATGTCTTCCAGGAAAAGATCAAATGAATTCCACCGTTCACAAACGCGAATCCCCCTCCCTCCATAGTTTTTGTATCCTGGTGTTTCGGGGTTATTGCATCTAGATTTCATTTGGGCCCATGAAGAATATGCGCCCTTCCTTTTCCTGGGTTTTCCGTTATTTGCACATCTCAATGCTGCCGATTTCTTTACAAGACATCCGCATGATTTAGTTCTACCTGTTGTCAGGGCCGAACGATAAATAAGTTTTTCCTTTCCACAATCACACCGACAAACCCATCGGCTTTCTCCAACTTTACCTCTTGGGTTTATATATGGATCTCCTTTTCGTAATACCACCAGGAGTCCGTATCTGTTGCCAATTTCAACCATATAGTAATTCCTTGCGCTTGTAGTCAGTAATGCGGATGGTGACTGGCTTGTCTTTATCGAGAGTTGTTGCAAGGATGGCGTTAATGGCGAATTGTTGCTGCTGCTTACTTCGGAGGAAGATAGTCTGGTTCATTATTCCCTCTCATTGGATTTTCCCAACAAAAAAGGAGCCGAAGCTCCTTTAGTTTCAGAATTCAAATTGTCTTGCCCGTAGTTGCGCCAGCATGCTTCTGGCCCTATGCACCATATAGTTGGCGGGATCAAGTTTTGCTGCTTCGCGGAGCAATGTGTCGCGAGTCCGGTTGGTTATATGACGAGTCTCGTAGGCCAGATCAAACAGTTTCCCGTAGTAATCAGAGTTCAGTTCTCTCATGACGGGGTATAGCTGTTTACTGAGTTGTTGTGCTTTTTCCATCCAGAGTTGAACGTAGCAGAGCAGGATGATGTCTTCTGCTGTGAATTGCGGCTGAATATGAGGTTGTGGCGGTATAGCGCTTTTTTCAGCTTCACGGTCCAGAATATCCAATACCCAGCGACGAAACTCTTTTGCTATTGGAGTTCGAGCAAACATCGCTATTAGGTGAGCGCCGCGTAATGAGAAGATGCGAGTCTCTTGCTTGTCCCCTTTAGGATCGGTCAATTTGACCGAGGCTGTCATACCGTTTGTGAATTCATCTGCGTGACGGGCATAGATGCGTGTTACCGAGCTTTGATCTGCATATTGTAACGCGCTGGCTATTTGGGGGGCAGACAACCACAGTAGACCATCTCGTTGAACGGTCTGGAATTGAACATTGTGGAATACAAGTTGAGTGCTCATAGTTTTATGTCCTTTCGATTCGTTCAGATCACCCCGTGTTCAGCAGGGCGGTCGGGTACTTGAACACCGTCGAAAGTTCGGCCCGCATCCTTAGCCTTGCGGCTGTTTTTCGGTATACGCGCTACCCGACCATATCTGAAAAATGGACATAAAAAATCCGCATGACTGACGGGCGCGGTTTCCGCTTTCGAAGGTGTGTTCAGCACCATGGAGCGGAATATATCCCCGCTAATGCGGATTTGTCAAATCTGGCCTTAAAACTCGAATTGTCTTGCCCGCAGGCTTTTCAGCATTGGTCTGGCCCGCTGGATAACGAAACTTGACTGGTCAAGCCGTGCCGCCTCCCGCAGTAGCGCGTCTCTGTTCTTCGTCACCATGTAGATGGTTTCAAACGCAATGTCATACAGCTTGTTCGTGTATGAGGAGTTCAGCTCTTTCATAATGGGATACAGGTGTTTGCTGATGTTCTGGGCTTTTTCCATCCAGAGCTGCATGTAGCAAAGGAGGATGATTTCCTCGGCTGTGAATTGTGGCTGAATCTGCGACTGCTGTTCGGTTTGTATTGTTTTTCCCAGGCTGAAATAGCAGTCTTCCAGTTTTTCGAATACTTCCCACGCTCGATCGGTTTCGAGCATTTTTGCATGACGGGCTGCGCCGCGTTCTGTCCAGAGGATGAGGTGCTTTGTACGCGGTGCAACTAAGTTACTTTGAGTAACCTTGTTCTTAAATTCCCGCAATTCAGCCCCTTCCAATTTGAAGTAGTGCTTCCCGCAAACAAAACGCTCGGCATTGCGCGTATAGTTCACTTTGATGTTATTAGTTTCGGTGCCATAAAGTTGTGCCAAAAGCTCGGTGGTAATAACAAGAATCTGGTTATGGGTAATCGGGGAGATGGTTTCAACAGAGATTTGAGTTGTCATAATGACGCCCTCTAGTGGTTTCTAAACTATCACCACCGTAAGGTTCCAATCATCGGGTGGTGAGACGCACAGGGTTGGAACTACCGGGAAACCGACCGGCGAGCTTTTCAGCTCCCCCATGCGCCCCACCATAATTCAGATGTGCGCGTGCATACGACAATAAAAAACACGCTCGCGGCGTGTGTTTGTCGCGGTCTCTATCCGGGGTTCCAATCCCGACGGCCAACTCGACCGTGCGAAGAATATAATCCCGGATAAGTAATTACGTCAACCCCAGCGGCAAATCGAATACTCCACCAGCGCCACCGCCAGTGCAATTCCTGCCGTTGTGAACGCCTCAGGCCAGGTCATCGTAAAACATCCTCCACGCTTATAAGTCCGTTTCGCTCCAGATAGTCCATCGCTTTATCCGGTAATTTGCAGCCCGGTTTCGCTTTCCTCAGTTGCCAGGCTAACTGCTTTACCAGCATGGTTAACTCGTCGACCAGACGCTGATATCCCACTGGTTTGTATTCATGCAATTTACCAGCTGGCTCTGCTACCAGCGATGCCAGTGCAATTTTGAATAACTCACCCTCTACCCGTGCCATCTCTGAATTAGGGTGGCATTTCGCAATCGCTATTTTTAATTTAGCTTCTTCGATTAATTGCTCTTTTGTTAATTCAGTCATTTTTCATTACTGCCCTTTCAGGCGGACTCCTGATGTTCTGAGGGTACAGAAATCCCTCCGGTTAAGGATTAAATTTTTAACAGTGCTAAATTTAATTATTCAGTTCTGGATTTTGTCGCTCTGCGCATCCGCGCTTTTGCGTTACGCTCAATCTGAATTAGCTTTTCTATATTTTTCCGCCTTTCCCGTTCCTCCTGACGCAATAGCCTTACATCATCTGCCAGTCTGGTTTCTCTTTTCGCCACAGAGAGCATCCAGTCAAACGGCTCCACAACTGCACCGCAGATTTTACAGCGGACCTGACGCTCTTTTTCGTCAACCCGGACAGAGTCGTGATGACAATATGGTCTTTCCGATGGCTCATAAAGAAAATTAACCTGATTACGTGGGTCATCCTCTTTTACCGGAAATAAAACAATATTACTTAACTCATCTTCTGGTTTTATTTCCACGTTAGTCTCCTTTAATACGAATCCCTGCAACACGTAGTGCATGTTCTAAATCAGCAAGATAAAGCCAGCTACCATTTTCTTTAGGTATCATGACATGACGCTCATCAGCATTTATCGGGTGTCCATATCGAAGTTCATAGCCAGCCGGTAGCTGGACTTCCCTTGCTTCCAGTTCTGCAATGCGCTTGTCTTTGGCTTCCAGTTCATCAAGAACCTTCTTTATGGCTGGTGAATGTGCCGTATAACTCGCAGCCGGACCAGCAAGCATTATCCTGAGCTGTGCTTTCGCTTTTTCTATTCTCATCTATGCCATCACCTTGTTTCGCAACCAGACACAAACCGGACCATCTTCAGTATCATGAATGGAGCCAATAAACCAGCCTTCGCCCTCTGGTCGTTCCGGTTCCCAGGTGGAAATATCGGGGTCATCTGCAACCGGATTTAAATAATCTTCATCCATGCTGCAAATAGTCCACTGAAGATTATTTGCCTTCATCCAGGCGCTAAACTCTTCCGTTGAAATATATTCCCGACCGTCACAGAACTTTTCATATTCTGGATGTGTCCAGCAGCCATATTCATCACGTTCTACTGGTATTTCTCTAATTTCATTCATTTCTGTTCTCCCATGTTTTCAGACTTTCACCGCAGAACGGGCAAAATGAAACCCGAACTGGTGATTTAGAAAATTCACCGGAACGCAACATCACTAAATCAGGGTCGCGAGTTAAATTCTCATTCCAGATTTTGTATATCAGCAGACCTTTTCGCGTCGTGTATTCAGCATCATGCTCAAGGGAGTTTGCCAGTGCCGTACACGGTTCTATCTTGTTGCCATAAACCTGGCATTTTGATTTACCCACTGGTCGCTTCCTTCACAAAAATAATCCAATGTGTTTTATCGTTCTTACCGGTGCGCTGGCTGATGATTGGTTTCGCGTCGGTTAGTGCCAATATCTGGCGGACAGGTATTTGCGTTTCATTCCATTTAAAAATCAGAACACCGTGTGGCCACAACACACGAAAGGCTTCTTTAAATCCCTGCCGCAAATCATCACGCCAGGTATCTTTATTCAGCCGTCCATATTTCTTTCCCATCCAGGCGTTATCACCAACACGCTCAAGATGCGGAGGGTCGAATACAACAACCGGAAACGATGCGTCTGCAAATGGTAATGCACGAAAATCTGCTATCAGGTCAGGGCTAATTATCAGGCGTCGTCCATCACATAATGTGTGCTCTTCTTTTCTGATATCGCTAAATATCGCCCGGTCGTCATTCTTATCGAACCAGAACATACGGCTGCCACAGCACATATCAAGAATGGTTGCAGGTGTACTCACAGCATCACCTCCTGAAATTTCCCCTGATAAAACGCCAACACGCGCTGCATAACCTCACTCTTCCGGCACTCGCGACAGATTATGTTCAGACGCCTGTCGTAACGACGTATTTCTCCGTCTGGTAATGAATAAACCAGGTCCGGGTCGCTCTTTTTTTTCACTGCTGCTTTCGACATCTTTTTGCGGGCCTTTATCCAGTCCTTACGTGCCTGTTCAGACGGAAATAGCCCGTAGCCGGAGTTGTATAAATCGCCACTGGCAACCAGCTCTCTGGCAAGAACACTCATCAGATATCTTGTCGCACCTGTTTTCGCTTCCAGTTGCCGTAACGTCTCGCGCCCGCTCAGACGCACAAGTTCAACAACCTGTACCTTAATTTTTTCCCGCTCTTCTTGTGTAAATACTTTTGCCATAAGCGCCTCCGGCAATCACTTTTCCGATGCAACACGGCGGGAAGAATCAGCAATCTGTCGAACAATATCCCGGTGCTTGTTCAGCTCCCGCAGCGCGGCGCAGACACGCTCCCACTTCTGGACATGATTTTTCGCCCGACGCAGTTCGCGGTTTGCCATATGCAGCGATGGTAAAACCAGGTCATCCGCTCGCGTTTCAGTAAACGATGGCAACGACTGCACAATGTCCGCCACAGTTTCTGTTTTAATATCTTCCTGTGTTGCAGCTTCCTGTACCGGTAACGCAACACCTGCTGGCTGAGGAAAGGCTTTACCATCGGTTTCTGCTACCGATGCAGCTTTCGGCTCTGCTGGTAAATTATCTCCAGGCATGCAGTAGCGAAATTTACCGTTCTGATTTACGCGTGCCAGGCGTCCCGTTGCGGTTACCACCGCCAGCGTGGAAGCAACCTTGCGAGTGCTGACACCGAACTTACCCGCCAGTTCCTCACATGTTTTAGCCCCCTCCTGAGAGATAAACTCAATCATCATGTCAGCGCTAACTTTTGGAGCGACCTCTTCGGTTACCACATCCGGCGCTTCAGGTTGTAGTGCCTGCCCTTCGGTTACCCCGGATTCACCTTCGACAGCCAGAAACCAGGTGTGACCCGTTTTATCAACAACGCCATTTTTTTTGAGTTCCCACAGTTCGTTGAGAACTTCTTCACGGCTGATATCAAGCCGCGCCGCCAGTTCAACAGAATTGGCTTTTCCCATCGCTTTCAGTGCATGCAGTACGGTTTCCATCGAAAATTTACCTCGTCAAAAATTCTCACATACCCTGACGCCCAACGTTTGATCGCCAGCTCTCCCAGTTAAAACTCACCCAACGACCACCGTTCATGGTCATACGGTCCATCACCCGCTCGCCGAGGAGTGTGCTCATCGCTGCGTGATTCAGGTTCGTCAGGATTCCGACAGTGCGCAGTGATGCCGTTCTGCGGTCGACGATCTGGTTCAGTATGACCTGCTCGTTGCGCGTATCCCGCTGCATGCCAATTTCATCCAGGACCAGAAGGTCGACCCCGCAAAGTTCCTGTAAAAATTTCTCACCGGACTTGCCGTTGTCATAGCCGTCATGCAACACGCTCATGACATCGGACACGGTGACGATAATCACGCTTCTCCCCTTCGCCATCAGCCGGTTGCCAATCGCTGCTGCCAGGTGATTTTTACCGGTACCAGGTTTACCGCTGAACACGAAGTTTGTACACCCGGTCATCAATTCATCGGCAATGGATTTCGCCTGGCTCAGAGCATGGCGCTGACCGTCGTTCTGCACCCGGTAGTTCTCGAATGAGCACTTCCTGTGAAGCGGCTGGATGCCCGCACGGTTCAGGATTTTTTCAACCCGCGCCTGATGATTCTGGCGGTTAATTTCCTCGCTGCGCTTACGGCCCTCAGCCAGTTGCCATTCCCGCCATTCGTCGGTCGTCCGGAACGGTGCTGCCACGTGCGGTGGTGCCAGACGGCGCACCCGTTCAAGAATCCCTCCTGTCGAAATGTTTTTCATGGCTGATTACCCCCTGAACCCCGGCGGAATTTCGGTGTCCGGTTCAGAAATGTGGTTCACGCAACGCTGGCTGACTGCGCCAGCCTTCGGCAGCGACCACGGATTTTCGAAATTCCTGTTCGGGCCAAAAAACGTCGATGCCTGCTGAACAAATTCAGTTCCCGCTTTCCCGGTAGCCTCCAGGTATCTTGCGTAACGCCTCACGCCATCCAGCACGACATCCGGTGACACCCCTTCGCGTAATCTGGCCCTCCAGGCATTGAACGCGGATTTCTTCGGGTTTGACCCTGCCCGATGCGGATATTCACGCCAGACCCGTTCGAACACGTCAGGATAATCAACTCGTCCCGCAGACGGTCCCGGCATCGCCCGGGTTAACCCAATCGGCTTCCCGCTCATCGCGGAATCGGCTTCAGGCTGCTGCGGTTGGTGTTGTTGCTCCGGTTCGACGAGCAGCACCTGCTGCACACAACGCCCGGAATCTGCTTCCGGTGTCATGCCAGCTGGTCCTGGACGTTCAGTCAGAACGGGACAAGAATCCACCAGTGGGTCCGTGGCGATTTTTTCGCCATGGACCAGAAGGGTTTTATCTCTTTCCTGTTCCTGTTCCTGTTCCTGTTCTTGGCTTGAAAGGGGCTCTGAAGGGGCTTCAATTTTCCGACATGATTCACGTCTGACATCCAGGTGGAAATCATCCTTATATCTATCATAAAAGGATGATAAAAAAGGATTTTCCAGCAACGCGGAATATTCATTTCTTACCCCAGCACAACGGTTATCGCCTGGTTTCAGCGCTTCACCAACCTGCCATGCTGCCATTTCATGCACCCATACAACCTCAGAATCATGGTCATAGCTGCAAAAACCAGCCTCGCAAGCCATTTGAAGCCCCTTAGAAGCCCCTTCAGGATCAAGTCCGGTTTCGTGAGCAATGTACAAAACAGGCAGGTAATAAAGGCCCAGCATATTGGAATGAGGCGAGGTCATCATATACAACGCCACTACCATACATTCCGGACCAGACTTCCTTAGTTTTCGCCCTGTATCGCCTAACCAGAACTGAGGTGAAATTGTTGCGTAATTACGCATAGTCCCCTCGCATACAAGATTTACTCCATACCGCAGACGGTCCCGGTATCTCCCGGGTTAACCCAATCGGCTTCAGGCTGCTGCGGTTGGTGTGACTGCACATTGGTGTGACTGCACATCTTCACAGACGGTCCCGGTATCTCCGGGTTAACCCAATCGGCTTCAGGCTGCTGCGGTTGGTGTTGTTGCTGGCGAAATTCTTCCAGATGTGGCAGAATTATTACCGTGTATTGCTCCATGCCCTGCCTGAATATCAGATATTCATCAGGATTTGCTCAGAACGTCCGGCCCCAACCGGACGTTTTTTATTTGCATGAACGTTAATGGCATGCTGGAAAGCCCGGCTGATCGGACTGATATCAGATGCCATCTGGAACGCGCATAAAATCGCCGCGATGTATCGCCAGTCGGTACGACTGACCTTCGATTCATGGCAGCCAATCATCTTCGCCAGTCCCCTTTGCGTCAGAGCTGACAGGTTGATAAGTAAATCCGTTTCAGCGCGATCGATATCGCGCTGCGACAGTTTGCTGTAACTTGTTTGTGACATTTCTTATGATTCCAAATAGTGAATAGTTAGTTGAAAGGTATGCGTGGAAACGCATATGGCCTTAATTGGTCAGATATCTTGGGCCTCGCTTTTCAGCGACGTAGGACGAATGTCCATTGTGAAAAGAGCAGTGTTAATTGAGCTTATCGTTGACGATCAGGATTCGCTACATTGCGTAACCATTCGGCGGTAAATTTGCCATCAGATGCATTGGCGAGAATTTCCGAATAGTTGGTTTTCATCGTGTATTCGGTGCGAGGTAACGCTCCGTTTTTAACCCACTTATGAATTGCAACATTTGACAACCCGCATAAACGGGCAGCGACTGTTTGACCACCAACAGCTTTTACTGCGAATTGTATCGGATTCATACTGCTATCCATTAATTTAGTTAACTTCGAGTTAATGTTAACTATTAGCTGACAGTTATGTCAACTATGTTTGATAATTAACGTATGGTTAAAAAAGATGAACTAAAAGAAGCGTTCTCAAAGAGACTACTACAGGCATTATTAGATGCAGGTGTGGGCGGACGCGGTCAGGCTAAGCGGATTCAGAATGCAATGAAACTGCGAGGCATTGATATCTCTGAACCGGGGATCTGGAAATGGCTTAATTCTGCATCAATTCCAGAAAAAACAAGTATTTTGGCACTTAGTGACTGGCTTTCCGTGAGGCCGGAGTGGTTGGAGTATGGCAGTAACGAGCCATCCGTAAAACAGCGACCTTCAATTCCAAACGAATCAGAATGGGGTTCCCTTGAAACTTGGGACAGAAATACACCACTACGAGATGATGAAGTTGAGGTGCCATATCTGAAAGACATTGAGTTTGCATGCGGTGACGGAAGAGTTCATTGCGAAGATCATAATGGTTTTAAATTACGCTTCTCAAAAGCAACCCTGCGCCGTGTCGGAGCTAACAGTGATGGTTCTGGTGTGCTTTGTTTTCCGGCTACTGGTGATAGCATGGAGCCCGTGATACCAGATGGAACAACAATCGCAGTAGACACAAACAACAAACGTATTGTTGACGGCAAACTCTACGCCATCGCACAGCCTGGTGTCGGTGATGAAAAACTGAAGCGTATAAAACTATTGTACAGACGCCCCGGTGGAAAACTAATCATACGCAGTTATAACAGTGAAGAGTACCCTGACGAAGAAGCAGATACTCAAAGCGTGGAGATTATCGGAAAAGTTTTCTGGTATTCAGTTCTGCTTTAGCCCCTCTCCCCCCGGCCTCAGAGCCGGGTTTTTTATTAACCCAGCTAGCCAAAACTCATCTATCCTAGCTTCTATACCCCTTCATACTTGATAACCGTCGCTCACCGAACAAGCAATAATAATTAACTAAAAATCAAAAACATAGAATTTCCCCACAATAATTTTAACTTTTGGTTATTGACTAATGCTAACCAACAGTTAATAATCATTTCACCAACAGGTCACCGATAACAACGCGGCCCCAATTGGAAAGCTCTTTAAACAACGTCGAACACTCGACTACGTGGCTGCAAAGCCAGATCGCCCAACCGCATAAGCTGTCGGGTGCAATGCCGAAGCAATCATCTCAGGGGAGGCTTCGAGATTGCATCGCCAAAGTTTATTCGGGAGAAATCTATGTCCAGAAAAACAGAATTTAAAGGCACCGCAGCTTCCCGCCGCAGAGCACGCAGGGCCGAGCTTCAGGGTCTGGAGGCATCAAGCGCTGATAAACTGCACCGCCCCACACCTTCACGGGTGTACTTACAGTGCAAACGCAAAGCCGCAATGCGAGCTGAAGTAGTCACGATAACGACATTAACCAGAAAATATGAAGGCTCTACTTGTCTTCCAAACACTGCACTTTACGCAGCTGGCTATCGCAAATCAGGAACAATAACAGCGAGGTGATTGATGACCACGCCTTCAGTTTTGCCGCAAAAATTATGGCGTCCGCTTGCAGAGATTAAAAACTTCGTTGAAAAAATGCCTGATGGTGTTCGCCTTACGGAGGTTACAAAAAAAGTTAAGACGTTTGCCGAACTGTCAGGAAAAGAGAGAAACCAGCTCATCGATTTTATCGATAAACGGGAAAGCATCATTGTATTTAAGGTCAGAAAAGAAGGTTCTGGTAACGGAGTAACCTTTTTCCGCCACAAAAAATATGGATATCCCAAACGGGAAGGAAACGTCACAATCATTAAGGACCTTCAATCAAAATTATGTACCAAATGCGGGCAGACAAAATCAGTCAATGATTTTTATTCAGATGCCAGCAAGCGTGACGGGAGAGCCATTTATTGCAAGAAGTGCGAATCTGCAATGAAACGCTCACGCAGAGAATGCAACAAATTAATTCTGCAACAACAGGAACCTGAAATGAATAACCTCAAAGCAGTATCACCTTCACCAGAAACACTCAGAAAACAGGCTGAAGAATTGCTGAAAGCCGCCGAAATTGCGGAGAAAAAACGCCAGGAAGATGATGTATTCAACAAAAAACTTGCGCCCTTAAAACTTGAAATTCTTCAGGCCGCCGGAAAAATGCAGCTTAAACTGGACGAATTCATCGACTGTATGGATGAAATGAATAAAGCAGTTCAGAAGCTTAAAGAGCTGACCGCCTGATATTAATAAATTGCAACTACCGGAGTTAACTATGAACGAAACAGAACTGAAGCACATTATCGCCCTGCTTCTGGAAGATGCCAGACAGGTTTATCGACTTAGCCCAAACTCCGCAACGCAGGAACGCATCCGGATGGCAGAAAAAGCGCTGAAACAGGAGAGTGAAAATAACATATCCGAAGTTAGCGCGAATGGTGAAAATGAAGCAATAGAAATAAACAGCAATATCAGCGACGGCGTAATAGCTTCATCCCACAAGACAATTCTCATGGGCGCACGACTTCTGGAGGTGATTACGAGTGAGCTTGAAAAGAACGGCATCAAGCCCACCCCTTGTTATTTAGAGTGTGTGTTAAATGTTATTGCTTACTCGATGTTCCGTCGGTGACAGATGAAAGTTTTCGATCAAGGAATGTTTCAAGTGCATCGTAAATAATGGAAATCGCCCCAGACGCCTGAGTAACACCCCCGCAGCAACATCCATGTATCAATATCCTCTTTGGCGGACATCGGTTTGCCGATTACTGATGTCCGCCCTTTTTTAAAGTGAATTTTATGATGCGGTGAATGCGGCTATGCGCACGCGGAACAGTTAAACCGACAGGATGTCACGGAAAATCATCATCCCCTGCTCCGGCGTTAATTGTTAACTGGTTAACGTCACCTGGAGGCACCAGGCACCGCATCAACAAAGTTCATTTGTGAAAATGGAGATAATTATGATTGCTCATCACTTCGGAACTGATGAAATACCACGTCAGTGCGTGACACCTGGCGATTATGTTCTTCATGAAGGCCGCACATATATCGCTTCAGCAAACAATATTGAAAAGAGAAAGCTCTATATTCGTAGCCTGACTACAAAAACATGCATTACCAACTGCATGATTAAAGTATTCATCGGGCGCGATGGCTTACCCGTAAAAGCAGAGTCGTTGTGACGAGCAATTAAAATACACCTTCCATATCTGTAACAGACAAGCCGAAATAAAAACCGCATTAATTATCAATCACGGAAAAATCAAAATGAAAGAACTTGCGCAAAATGAAATATTTTCCGAAACCAGTCCTGATGCAATAAATGAACTCAAAGAAATTGCAGAACGCATCAGTAAAATATGCAAAGAATACCAAATCGACTTTGTATTTTCTTTTTCAGTACTTACAGAGGTTGGAAATAACGAATATAAGGACAGTCGTTTTGTTTTATGTGGGTTAAATGGCAAAACACCAAGCCCATATATTCATGCTGCACGTGAAGTCGTCAGAAGCAACATTGGAGCACAACAAATCCATACACTGGCGCAGGCTCTTGAGTTTGCAAGAGAAAATTCTGAGTGCGACTGCCCTGAATGCCAGCACGAAAAGGAAAAAACAACTCACAAAACAGCAAACCAGGCAACCTTCCACTGAAATAAAAATCCGGCAGCGCAGGCTACCGGATTTCTCCCTGCGTCACCGTATTCGGAGAAATCAGACAAAGGGCCGCTAATTCTAATCCAGCCAGAGGTTTAAATACAATGAGCGCTGATAAACAGACTTTTGCACTACACTGCGAAGCAAAAAACGATAAAGTCAGAAAACGCCTTAGCATCAAAGGCGGTTTTTTCTGGACCGAGGCCAGAAAACTTTCTGTCGCAGTTTCCCGCTGCATTGCAGCCATGGACGATGCAGGCTACGACGAGGATGATTTCAAAAAACCCGTTCGCGTAAATTTCCCCGTCGTGAATGACCTTCCACCGGAAGGCGTGTTTGATACTGAATTCTGCAACCGCTATGAAAAAGGCGGTAACGATGGCATCACCATGATGGCTATCCCCTTCGATGACAACATCAACGGTGAAGATGCTACAACTGCTGGCGATGACAACGATAACCTGGACGGAACTATTCCGGATGATGTGGAGAAAAGCGAATCCCCGGACAGCGACGATGACTGTTCTGAGTGTGAAATTCCCGTCGCCACTCTGAGCCTTACTCATCGCTTCCTTCACCTCTTCTTCTTCAGCAAGGATGAAGATGGAAAATACCGGCATCACGCCACACCAGAACAACGTAATCAGGTGATTCGTCTGGAGATGGACACAGAAGACAGTTACCTTCAGAGCCTGCTTACTGCTGTGCGTTCACATCCAGAACTGGATAAGCTGACGAATTATCATCTGGGAAGACTGGCACAATCCGTTGGAAAGGCATTCTCTCACTCAACAACCCGTCATATCAGCCCGGCCGAATTCGACAAGTTCATCTCCACCTGGATGAAAACAGACTATGTGGATCAGGGATTGCTGGCAAAAGAATGGCAGAAAGGAAATTGTGTTACAGGCATCACCCGTACGCCTTCCGGTGCTAACGCTGGCGGCGGAAATCTTACCGATCGTGGCGAAGGCTTTACCCACAATCAGGCATCACTGGCGCGAGACATTGCCACTGGCGTTCTGGCCCGTTCAATGGATGTGGATATTTATAACCTGCACCCTGCACATGCAAAACGCGTTGAAGAAATCGTTGCAGAGAATAAACCGCCCTTTTCTGTTTTCCGTGACAAATTCATCGCCATGCCCGGTGGGCTGGATTATTCCCGCGCCATTGTGGTGGCTTCCGTGAAAGAAGCACCAATCGGCATTGAGGCTATCCCGGCGCGCGTGACTGAATATCTCAACAAAGTGTTGACCGAAACCGATCACGCTAACCCGGATCCGGAAATCGTAGAAATTGCCTGCGGTCGCTCATCAGCCCCGATGCCGCAGCGCGGAACAGCAGAAGAGATACATGACGATGAAGAAAAGCAGCAAACATCGGACGCAATGTCTAATGAACAGGCAGCGCCTGAATCAGTGGAAGAAATTCCAGTTAAACATAATGCGGACACGCAATCACTGGAAAATGTCTCATCTGTAGAAACGAAATACCAGGAACTGAGAGCAGAACTCCATGAAGCCAGGAAAAACATTTCGCCCAAAAATCCTGTCGATGCAGACAAATTGCTGGCTGCCTCTCGTGGGGAGTTCGTTGAAGGTATCAGCGACCCAACCGACCCGAAGTGGGTGAAGGGGATCCAGACTCGCGACACTGAGGACCAGAATCAATCCAAAGTGGAACAAAATGAGCCAGAAGCAGAACAAAACAGCCCGGATACGCAACAAAACGGACCGGAAGAGCAACAGCCAGGGCCAGTAATGCAACAGGAAGTGGAAAAGGTTTGCACCGCATGCGGTCAGAACGGTGGCGGGCATTGCCCTGACTGTGGTCCAGTAATGGGAGATGAAACTTACGCTGAAACTTTTGGAGAAAATGACACCGCTGCTGGAGATGACCAGGCACAAATGAAGAATGAATACATTCAGAAAAATGCTGTTGATACAACTCAGGAACACGATTCGGTTGTTCACATCGATCCAGATAGTGATGCTTCTGACAATAATGATGATTCAGAGCAAGCAGATTTCGACTGGAAAAGGCAACTCGTGCTTGCAGCCGTCTATGGTTTGTGCGCAAACCCTGCATGCGTCGCAACAGCGCCAGCAATCCCTGATATCGCAATCATGATTGCCAACAGGCTTGAAAATTTTGGAGGTGATAAATCATGAATGCCTGGCTTATCCCCGATCGCATTGAAGAGCAGTCATGGGCACGACACTACCGGCAAATTGCCCGTGAGGAAAACGAGACTGAACTGGCGGACGACCTGGAAAAAGGTCTGCCCCAGCACCTGTTTGAATCGCTGTGCATCGATAATCTGCAACGTCATGGAGCCAGCAAAAAAGCCATTGCCCGTGCATTTGATGACGATGTCGATTTTCAGGAACGCATGGCAGAACACATCCGGTACATGGTTGAAACCATTGCCCGCCACCAGATTTATATTGATTCAGAGGTATAAACCAGATGAGTACAGCTCTCGCAACGCTGGCAGGGAAGCTGGCTGAACGTGTCGGCATGGATTCTGTCGACCCACAGGAACTGATCACCACTCTTCGCCAGACTGCATTTAAAGGTGATGCCAGCGATGCGCAGTTCATCGCATTGCTGATCGTTGCCAACCAGTACGGCCTTAATCCATGGACGAAAGAAATTTACGCCTTCCCTGATAAGCAGAACGGCATCGTTCCGGTGGTGGGCGTTGATGGCTGGTCCCGCATTATCAACGAAAACCAGCAGTTTGATGGCATGGACTTTGAGCAGGACGATGAATCCTGTACATGTCGGATTTACCGCAAAGACCGTAATCATCCGATCTGTGTTACCGAATGGATGGATGAATGCCGCCGCGCACCATTCAAAACCCGCGAAGGCAGAGAAATCACGGGGCCCTGGCAGTCGCATCCCAAACGGATGTTACGGCATAAAGCCATGATTCAGTGTGCCCGTCTGGCCTTCGGATTTGCTGGTATCTATGACAAGGATGAAGCCGAACGCATTGTCGAAAATACCGCATATACTACAGAACGTCAGCCGGAACGCGACATCACCCCGGTTAACGAAGAGACCATGTCGGAAATTAACGCCCTTCTTACTTCCATGGAAAAAACGTGGGATGACGACCTCTTGCCGCTCTGTTCCCAGATATTTCGCCGCTACATTCGAGCGTCGTCAGAACTGTCCCAGGCCGAAGCAGAGAAGGTTCTTGGATTCCTGAAACAGAAAGCCACGGAGCAGAAGGTGGCAGCATGACACCAGAAATTATCCTACAACGTACCGGGATCGACGTGAGAGGTGTCGAGCAGGGAGATTATGCATGGCAAAAATTACGGCTCGGGGTCATCACAGCTTCAGAAGTTCACAACGTGATAGCCAAACCCCGCTCCGGAAAGAAATGGCCTGACATGAAAATGTCCTACTTCCACACCCTGCTGGCTGAGGTCTGCACGGGTGTGGTCCCGGAAGTTAACGCCAAAGCCCTGGCATGGGGAAAACAGTACGAGAACGACGCCAGAGCCCTGTTTGAGTTTACTTCCGGCGTGAATGTTACTGAATCCCCGATCATCTATCGCGACGAAAGTATGCGTACCGCCTGCTCTCCGGATGGATTATGCAGTGACGGCAACGGCCTTGAGCTGAAATGTCCGTTTACCTCCCGGGATTTCATGAAATTCCGGCTCGGTGGTTTCGAGGCCATAAAATCAGCTTACATGGCCCAGGTGCAATTCAGCATGTGGGTGACTCGAAAAGATGCCTGGTACTTCGCCAACTATGACCCGCGCATGAAGCGTGAAGGCCTGCATTATGTCGTGGTCGAGCGGGATGAAAAATACATGGCTGGTTTTGACGAGATGGTGCCGGAGTTCATCGAAAAAATGGACGAAGCACTGGCTGAAATTAGTTTTGTATTTGGGGAGCAATGGCGATAGCCGTAGCAACGAGGTGCAAATGATATGACAGTTAAGGAATGCTACCGGTGTTCGTCCTGATCCAGCGCGGGCAATCTTTCGTCGATGCCAACAACTATCCGGTGGAAATCTGCAAGGTAACTCTTACTCAGGTGATCTACCGAAGACTCGACGGCAGAACCCGAGCCACTTCAATTGGTGCATTTAATGAAGAATTTGAGCGAGTCGACCACAACGAACTACACATGATTAAAGCGGAAATTGAGAAGGAAATGCATATTGCCAGCCTTCGAAAAATGCGACGTACATCAATCAACTGACAACCGCCTTCGGGCGGTTTTTAATGGCAAAAATATGGATTCACACAGTATCACCCTCAAAGAGGCCTGTCAGTTTCTCAAGATATCAAGGCCAACAGCTGTTAACTGGATACGAACGGGCCGACTACAGGCAACACGAAAAAATTCTTCCGGTAAAAGATCACCTTATCTCACAACCCGGCAAGCCTGCATTGCAGCACTTCATTCACCGCTGCATACTGTCCAGGTGAGCGCGGGTGATGGCATAACAGAGGAAAGAAAATGTCACTCTTCCGCAGAGGTGAAATATGGTACGCCTCGTACTCGCTCCCGGGCGGGAAGCGAATTAAGGAGTCTCTTGGCACAAAGGACAAGCAGCAAGCTCAGGAGTTGCACGACAAGCGAAAAGCAGAACTCTGGCGAGTAGACAGACTGGGGGATATGCCAGATGTCACTTTCGAAGAAGCCTGCCTGAGATGGCTTGAGGAAAAAGCCGACAAGAAATCCATCGATTCCGATAAATCCAGAATCGCATTCTGGATTGAGCATTTCGAGGGAATAAGGATTAAGGATATATCGGAGGCAATGATCTACTCAGTTATCAGCAAAGCGTATAACCGAAAAACAAAGGAGAGATGGAAGTTGCAGGTGGAGGCTGCATTAAGAAAAGGGAAAGAACCACCAGCCTATATACCTAAATCGGTGAGCACGCAAACAAAAGCAACACACCTGGCAATGATCAAGGCTATTCTGCGCGCCGCAGAGCGAGACTGGAAATGGCTTGAAAAAGCACCTGTAATCAAAATACCTGCCGTAAAAAACAAACGCGTGAGATGGCTGGAAAAAGAAGAAGCCAGGAGACTCATTGATGCATGTTCTGACCCCCTGAAATCTGTAGTTAAATTTGCATTGGCAACTGGCCTGAGGAGATCAAACATTATTAATCTGGAGTGGCAACAAATCGATATGCAGCGACGTGTTGCCTGGGTAAACCCTGAAGACAGTAAGTCAAACCGCGCTATTGGGGTCGCACTGAATGACACTGCCTGCAAGGTGTTGCGTGATCAAATAGGCAAACATCACCGCTGGGTGTTTGTTTATACCACTGCTGCCAGAAGGCCTGACGGGACAATGACACCAAGCATCAGAAAGATGCGCCTGGACTATAACACATCGTGGTTAACAGCATGTCGTCGGGCAGGAATTGAAAATTTCCGTTTTCATGACCTCCGCCATACCTGGGCCAGTTGGTTAATTCAGTCAGGTGTACCGCTGTCAGTACTTCAGGAAATGGGCGGCTGGGAGTCTATCGAAATGGTGCGTAGGTACGCACACCTTGCACCTAATCATTTGACAGAGCACGCGAGGAAAATTGACGACATATTGGGTGACGATGTCCCAAATTTGTCCCACTCTGAGGTTTTTGAGGATGCAAAGAAAGCATAA